ATGTTGGGTCCTGAATTTCGGGATGCAACTCGGAATAAAGTCCCAAGTTTTCTCGATAGTATTTCATCAAGTCTGAATGGTTATCATACCACTCCATTGCCTTCCTAGAAGGAGAGGCATTGAGTTGCCTGACAATTTCTGTCACGCGGTTGTACCTGTCGTATGCTTCCATTGTTTTTCAGTTTATTTGTAGCATGAAAATAATCCATTTTAGATGAAGATGTCTTAACCTACAATGAAGGATAAAATTCCAAAAGCTTTGCGTGAACAGGTATGGCTAGTTCATATGGGACGCCGTTTTGAACGTAAATGTCGAATTGTATGGTGTGAGAATCGGATTACTGTTTTTGATTTCCAATGTGGCCATGATGTTCCTGAATCTCATGGCGGTGCTACAACTATTCAGAATCTTGTTCCTATATGTTCACGATGTAACCTATCTATGAGTAACGTGTACACAATTAAACAATGGAATCAGTTCTCAAAACCGCCGTCCCTCTGGAAACGTCTCAAGAAATGGTTCGGATTTTCAGGTATCAAGGGAGCTGGTACCGAATCAATCCCAAACCATGGGAACCAGAACGTCAAACATGGTGGATCGCATCCAAACTTGCCCAAGGGGTCTCACAAGTAGAAGCGTATCGTCTATGGTTTGCTAAGAGGCAACAAGAAGCCAAACTTTTATATCCTAACTTTCGTAAATGACAGAGATATGGTTGTCTCTAGTTATAGTTCTTGCTATTCTTGGTATAACTATTGCTGGGTATCGTCTGATTACCGGAAACTTCCCTGCATCAAAACTTATTATCGAAGATCCGCCTTTGGAACATAATGGCTTGGAACCTCAGCAAGCTAGATTTATGTTTTTTTATACATCGTGGTGTCCTTGGTGTAAAAGTGCCACAGCTCCTTGGAAATCTTTCCAACAACAGTTAAAGAATAACCCGGCAACTTATGGGGGTTACACAGTATCCTTCGAGGACGTGAACGCCGAAGCAAATAAAGGTAAGGCTTCTCTGTACAAGATCCAAGCTTATCCTACATTCAAACTGGAAACACATGATCGAGTCGTTGAATTAAAAGCTGTTCCTGATCCGTTAAATTTTGATGCTTTCTTAGTAGCCGCGCTCGGTCAAAAAGTTTTGAGTAAGAGTACGCCCAACTAACATCATTTCATCTTGTTCAACTGTTGTCCATGAAGTTAGACCATTACCTTTATCATAAAACAAATCCAGATTGTTTTTAATTGGAGTCTTTTTGCGTTCGTATAAGCAAGATGTTTTGTACATTTTGTAAGCATAATCTACTGGATTCATTGTTTTTAATTTTGCTGGAGTAATATGCGGATCTGAATGAATAATAGAAAAACACAGAGTTTTTTCATGATCAGCTTCTGGGATTGTAGTCATGAGCAAGTTAGTTAAGAATCCACCGTCTACATACAATGAATCATTGATTTGTTGAGGACGGAATACAAAGGGTATACATGAAGATGCAAGAATAGCTTTGACAACAGGAACATTTTTTTGAAAGATTGTGGGAATACCTTTACTAATATTTGAAGCCTGAATTCTCAATGGTACTAAAGCATCTCCAATATTTTTCTTTTCAATGGGAATTTGTATAGAATTAAACGCTGAAATCAATTTTGATTCAAGATAGTCCATACTAAAAATACCTTTTTTGGCTATGATATCGCCAATATTCATGTCTAATTTAAACAATTCAGAAACTGGAAATTGTTTAAATAATTCACGTACTTTTATAACGGGTACACCAAAAGCTACAGCTGTACCCAAAATAGATCCAATTGAACATCCATAAACACCATCTACAAAATGTTCATGTAGTGGTCCAACACGTTCTTCTAAAAGTTCCAGAGCTCCGACTTCTAAAAAACCTTTTGTTCCTCCTCCGCCTAAAGCAAGAATACGAAACCTTTGCATTTAATAATAAGTAGTACAAGATGATGAAAGCTCGTGACGTATGGGATCAGCAAGAAGAACATCGTTTGTACAAGATGGCGGCAATGAAACCTGTATTAGCTCAGATAGAAGGTAAGGTACGTCAACAAGCAATATCAAATGCTAGTGCCCCCTACATCCTGTTTGAAGTTCCTTCGTTTGTGTTCGGGTATCCCCTGTACAATTTTAAGGATGCTGTAGACTATCTTCAGAATGAATTACATCGTGCAGGATTCTGGGTATGGCATGTAGAAGAAAAATATTTATTTATTTCATGGTTAAAACCTGTAAAGACTCGCGATCTCGGAAAAACTGTGTTAACTACCAATTATCGTCCACAAATTTATAATCCCGAATTCTTATAAATGTACCGGTTCCTTCTTGCGTTTTTAGTGTTTTCTTCTTTTGCGTTATGTGTAACGACACTAATTTTTCTGGGGGCAGATAGCCAAGCTCAATTAACTCCCGTTGAAGTTGGAAAACCAGGAGCAGGAAAACTCGGAGGAGTCAAAGATTACTCTGAACAAAAAATGGATATATCTGTATCATACCCTGTGCGTATTGCTACCAATAGTTTAGGTGTTTTTGCTGCTTTAGCATCTCTCTATTTCCTCTACGCTAAAAAGTACAAGGGTTCTAAGGTTATGTATGCTCCTCTCCTAATTGCTGCGGCTTCATTTGGGATGTTTTTATACAATCTAGTTCAATTGAGTACTAATATTGGTATTTTTGAAAGAGTTGACCTTAATAAGACTCGTGTTGGACAACAACAAGGTGGAGTTTTCACATTATTTAGTGTGAATATGGATTTAGCATCTTCTGCTGTAGGTTTGCTCGCACAAGCAGGAACATTTTTTTATTTATTCAACCGTAGAATATAAGATGCGCATGTCATGGAAAGAAGCGTTTTACGTAACTATAAACGCTTCATTATTAGCGATTATGTACACAGTATTTGGTGCTCTAATTTCTTATGTATTCTACCACATCTTTGATGAATTTAATGATGATTGGAAAAAACGATCGGAACTTTATAAGATCACAGAAGTTACAGTAGAACTAGTTATTATTGCTAATATTGCTTTTTGGTCAGCTCAATATATTGAAATGTTACAACCTTTTGTTCCTGTTCGTAAAGGGTTAGATACACTTGTTGACGGTTTCATTTCAGGAATCTTTTTTATTTTTGCTATCTTCTTATTCATTGATCAACTAACTGAGAAATTGAAATATTTATACCATGATTATTTAGAAGAACATGCTGGAAGAATTTTTCCTCAGTATGGATCTATCATTGATTTATCATTATCTTATACACCCAAAACGGAAAGAAGTTGATAGTTTTATCCAACTCTAAAAAAATGTGTGAGCATTCGTATGAACAAGTTGATGGAGAACATGTTTGTGTACGATGCGGTCTTGTAGGTCTCCCTGTGTTTGATGAAACTTCAGAAGCCAGATTCTACGAAGATTCAAAAGAAGATAAGTCCAGAGTTGGATTCACAACTTCTGAACTTCTCCCTAATTCTTCATACGGTTCAATAATTTCATTCCGTGGAATTTCAACTAAGAGTACGGAACTAAAATCATTGCAAAGACTGTCTACCTGGTCATCTAATAATGATCGTTCATGGCTAGGAATCTTTGATAAGATACAATACGTATGTAATCACTACCATCTTCCTAAGGCAATTTATATGGATGCTTGTGGTCTGTACAAAAACTTAGAAGATGCTCAAAAAGTTCGTGGAGAAACTAGAAGAGCTTTAATGGGTGCTACATTGTACATTTCTTGTCGCCAAAATGAAGCTTCAAGAACTTATGAAGAAATTGCTCGGATGTTTGAAGTTAATGTTCGTACATTATGCAAAGCTGTAACCAGATTTCAAAAAGTAGAAAATTCCGTTCTTCAAACCCAGCTAGGTATTGCAGAACGACTTTGTGCCTCATTAGAACTGAATACAGATCAAAGAGACCGAATTATTGATTTGCTTTATGATATTGCTGGTAGATCAGAAGATGAATTTGAAAATTCTCCAAAAACTATTGTAGCTGGAGTAACAGCACATATCTTGGGACTTCGTACAAAACAAGATATGAAAAAAGTTTCAGAAGCTTCCGGAGTTTCTGCGCTCAGTATTCACAAATTAGTTCAAAAGATTTAACCAAAAATATTGAAATAGTGGAGCAGGATTATTATTAGGATCTACAATTGTAAAATATCCACTATTTGTTGAGTTAGTTCCAATTGTAGCAGTAGGGCCTATCAGATCCATTCTACCGCTTGCAGATGGATTACCTGCTGTAATAAATAGAAGCGATGAAGGTCCAACATAATATCCAGCAGGTGGTTGAATTACATAATCTCCCGATCCACTACCAGTTGTAAAATATCCGGAGAATCCAGAACGAACTCCTAAGACTGGCGGAGATCCAGGACCAAATAATTTTTCTATAGCTAAAGGAGCTGTGTTTGTTCCAACTATACCAGTACCAGTAGTTAATCCTTGATCTACGGATAACGGTTTATTCATATAAAAACTGCCTACAGAACCACGAGAACTACTAAACCCAATTTCTCCGCCAGTTACTCCCTCTGTAAAATTAATTAATGTTCCTCTAGTTTGATCATTCAAATTATAAATTCTTCTAAGAATTCCACCAACACCAGCATTATTAAAATCTACAGTGGGAGTTCCGCCAGTTGCACCCTGTATAACAGTAAGACTTCCATTCACAGTTTCGTTTCCAACAACTCGTAATGCTGGATTTGTGATACTTGTATTCACAGTTTCAATAAGTACAAATCCACTTTGTCCAACTCCGCCATATATATAATTATTGTACTGATTTCGATAGCCATCTGAACCACTCCCGTTATTAGCAGCAGCACCTGTAATTCCTACGATAGATGAGAAACCATTTCCACCAGCACCCCCAGCAATACCACCTCCACCACCAAAAATTCCACCTCCTCCACCACCAGAAGCTCCTGTTCCTCCCTGTGTTGTTCCTGTAATACCACGAAGTACTGTTTCAGTTACTACAGTTCTTACTTGTGTTCCAGGTTGAGTTGTATAACTCGATAAAATAGCAGATGTTTGTGACGTTGTATTGTACGCAGCTGAAATAGGAGGTGGTGGTGGAGTTACAGCTGATGTAGCAACTAAACCATACTGAGAATTACCTGTTATATTGTATACCGTAGTTCCACCAGTATGGCCATAGTTATTTCCTAAATAAATATTTACGGGTCCGGAACCAGAAAATGCCGAATTGATAGTTCCTGACATAGTAACTGTTGTTGTTCCTGTGATTCCAGTTGAATTAAAAAATTCAACTTGACTTCCAGATATACGAGTCGTACCATCAATAGTTCTCTGACCATTTCCTGTAACTCCAGATGCTGGAGATGAGATGTCTGTAACATTTGGATTATCATACGGAGCGTATACTGCTGTCACATTAGATGAAATTAGTCCTGATCCAGTAATTCCAGAACCTTGTACAGAAAATGTAGTTCCACTTGGAAATGTTAAGATATCATACACACCACTACTACCAATTAAAATATGTTCGGCTGAAGCTGTAAGTGTTGTTCCAGGAGACAGTGATAAAAAATTACTTGTTTGAAAATTAGAAGATGCTGTAAATGATACATTAGATAAAGAATCTGTTCTGGTAAAAGATAACTGTTCAGCAACAGATTGTGAAAATACACCACCAGATCCGCCAGTTACTGCCGAAGCATTTCCACCTGCTCCAATAACATTACCTCCACCACCACCACCATAAGCCACTCCAGTTACACCTGAAATATTTAAAAATAAAGCATTTCCTCCTGTATTTCCTGATACACTTGCTCCGCCACCAGAAAAATTCCAACTTATATTTCCACCAGTTAATCCCAAAATTTCAATTTCTCCACCAGCTTGTGCTCCTTGTCCGGTACCACCTTGCCCCCAACCATAAATATTGTACAAGGTTCCTGTTATAGCAGCAAGTGTAATAGATCCATCAGCGGTAAATTGTTGAGTCGTAGTAGAAAATTGTCCGGGACCGTTTGTTCCATTAATTACTGTATTACCAAAAATTTGAATTTTTTCTGTATTTGGATTGGGATCAAGATTTCCACCTAAAGATACTCTTGCATTTTGTGTATCAAACTGAGCCATCGATGAACCTGAAGAAAATGGAGCAATACCTAGAATATTCCCATCTCCAATAACATTTCTTAATCCAGATTGAATCAAAGATGTTGTTGAAGAATTAGTAATACGCATTCGACCTATCTGTCCGGGTGAAATGACCTGTGTAGTTGGTATTGCCATTTCAACACCATTATAAGTCAAATTAGGACTTGATGTTACACCAGTTACTCCGAAGATTACAATCTGATTATTCGGACCATTTGTAATACTGCTAGGACCAGTAGGACCAGTAGGACCAGTAGTGCCCGATCCTCCACCCGCTGGACCTGTAGCACCTGCTGGACCCGTAGGCCCCGCTGGACCTGTAGAACCCGCTGGACCCGTAGGACCCGTACCCCCTGGACCTGTAGGACCTGTAGGACCTGGACTACCAGATCCTGTTCCACCTGTAATCGGAGGATCTAGGAATTGATAATGCAAGGTAACACCGTACAGATCTGATACACGATTTGCCGGACTTCCTATTACCGTGGCATAAATTTGACTAACTGGATTAGCAGTTGTACCGACTTGGTTAGCATATACGGTATCAATGTTACCTAAATCAAGTTTGACTTCGTAGCCAGACCCTGTTGTACCTACGATTTTAGGTGCTAAAATTTGATCAAGAACATTGTTTCCCAATAATGTTGAAAACGGATATCCCCCACTCATTTGTCGATATTAAATAAAACAGGATGTCTAGCTTTAACTCAATGTTCGATCCTACTGCCAGAACTTTGAGTCAGAGATTTACTCTGTTTCCTATTCCGGAGTCGGAGCAGGACTTGTTCAAACTCTACAAAAAAGCATCAGGATCTTTCTGGGTTGCTGAAGAAATTGATTTCAGCCGTGATAAGGGGGATTGGGAGAAACTCAGTTCTAATGAACAGCATTTCATTAAGCATGTTCTAGCATTCTTTGCTGGATCTGATGGAATTGTACAAGAAAACTTGGCAACTCGTTTTCAAGCAGAAGTTCAGTCTCCTGTAGCCCGACTCTTTTATGGAGTTCAAAATGCTATGGAAGGTTGTCATTCCGAAACCTATTCTCTACTTATTGATCAATATGTCAAAGATCCGTTTGAGAAGTCGGAACTCTTTCAAGCTATTGATCAGATTCCTTGTATTCGCAAAAAAGCTTTGTGGGCTCTGAAGTGGATTGATGAACAAGATTCATATTCTGTTCGTCTAGTAGCATTTGCTTGTGTTGAAGGTATCTTCTTCTCAGGCTCATTTTGTGCTATCTATTGGCTCAAGAAGCGCGGACTTCTTCCCGGTTTGACATTCTCTAATGAATTGATTTCTCGTGATGAGGCATTGCACACTGAATTTGCTGTAGCAATGTACCATAAGATGCCAGAACTAGATGTGCCTGTCATAGAAACAATTATTCGTGAAGCAGTTCAACAAGAGATTGAATTTATTACAGAGGCATTACCATGTTCTCTAATCGGTATGAATTCTCGTGATATGATTGTCTACATTAAATATGTAGCAGACAGACTCGCTGTACAACTAGGAATTCCTAAACTGTACAGTGTTCAAAATCCATTTGAATTTATGGAACTGATTTCTCTAGAAGGCAAGACAAATTTCTTTGAAAAGAAAGTTTCTGATTATTCTAAACCTGGTGTTGGAATGACAGCAGAATCTATGGAAGTCAAATTTGATGCTGAGTTTTAGATTAGCTTTGGACCTGTGTATGGTACAGTTCTAGATTTGTACCCTAAACCAGTAGAAAAATTAACCAAAGGATGTCTTTGCAAATAGATATTTTTTGTCGAGAAAGAAGTAAGGAAATTATTTAAGCTAGTAGTGGGGGGAACGTATAAAGATAACCTAGTAATTCCTTTCTCATGTGGCATTTGTTCTCGACGTTGAATTGCTTGATACTGTTTTTTCAGAATAAATTGCGAGGCATCCGGAGTACTCATTTACGTTTAAAGAGAGAAGCTTTCTTCTGGACTCATAATAAAATGTCTTGGGTTGATTTATCTGTTCTTGTGCTAGCAACGATGGTGGCCGTTCTTGCAGGTATGGTTGGATACATGTACTGGCAACAAAATCGTGTACTTCAGGCTGTGAGTGCGTTGTCAACCTTTGTAGCCTCTCAATTTATTAAGGCTGAACCTCCGGCAGAAGAGGTAGAACCCGAAGTAGAAGATGATCGTGAGTCTGTACAAAAAGAAGAAGTTGAGGTTGTTGAGGATGTTGATGACTTGCAGACAAAGACTACTGCAGAACTACGTGAACTTCTATCCAAAAAAGGTCTACCCTACGGTAAACGCGATTCTAAGTCTGTTCTTCTTCAACTTCTAAAAGCATCTGCCTAAGAATAATGGATAGTCCCTTACTGGATAAATTATCCCATGGTAATCAAATTCTAGTATTTGATTGTGAGTTCTGGCATCTTTTTAATAAAGCAGATGTACACTATCTTCCTGAAAAAGATTACTTCTTTGTTCCTCGAGAAGTTGGTGGGTTCATGTGTAAGAAAACGGGAGGATGGACAATCATAGAAAAATTCTTTGTTACCTTAGACTGTCCTCTCGATGATGTTGCTTTACCCGTATCACAATTTGCCACTGTAAGTCTTGAAACTGCAGTTGAATTAGATCAGATTCAGGAAGAAATCGGTATTCCCTGGGTTGAAGCACATAAGTCAGTCCTGAATACAAAACAGAAAGCTTTGTTAAATAAAGCTATCAAAGTCTACAAAAATGATCCTTATATTAAAAAACATCATGAACCATATTCATGGATTCCTAAATTTTTAAAAGTATTTTCAGAATCAACTGTCATTGTTAAAGGAACAGGTGATCTTGAAGCTCTACAAAATATATGTAAAATAAAAGGATATGATTTTCCAAACCCTAGAAAAATTATTGATATTGCTGATTGGAATGCAAAGTCTAAACGCTTATGTGGATCTGCTAAATTAGAAAATACATTTAATTGTATTATGCCGTTGTTACCACCAGAAATCAAAAAGATCCTTGCTGAACTTCCTATGGGTGAAGCTCACGATCCTACAATGGATGCTACAATGACGTTAATAGTAGCCTTATTTTCTGCGACCCCCCATAACCGGAGCGGGATTTAGATTGGTCATGCCCCAATATATTCCGAGTGCGTATAAGAGCATCATAGGAATTGCCCATAGGCGCGAAGTCCAGTTAGGATATTTGGTTACAACCTGATGATAAATGGCCATTGCTAAAAAATATCCAGCAAGAAGAAGGACAATCAACGCAAAAATGCTCATTTATTATAAACAACGTTTTTAGTGTGTACAGACACCTTAAAAATGTTGATTAAAACTTTTAGACGGGAGACTTAAGCAGTCTTTACGTAGTGGACCTTGAGGAAGCTCTGAAGGTTGAGGTACGTTACTTCATCCTTGTCCTTGGTACGCAGAAGCTTGGCTAGCTTGGTATCCGGAACAATGCGACGCTTGAACTTGGGATCGAAGCAGTTGTGTTGCTTTACGTAGGCAGACACGAACTTGGTCACATCAGTCTGAGAGCGCTGGCTCTTGGCAGGTAGACCCATAAAAGTGCACATCTCATCGGTCAGAAGACGGGGCTTGAGAAAAGCATTGTTCTTGCGACGGGCCTCCCAGATTGCACGATCCTCGGGAGATAGCGTGGCAGGATCTACCTTGCGACGACGCTTGGAATCACGAAGCTCACGCTTTACGGCCTTGGATACCTCTACTAGGTCATGAGATACGGCGGCTAGGCGAGAAGTCAGATCGGACTTCAGGGTCTTCAGGGTCTCCTGAAGAGAGGTTAGTACAGCATCAGCACTACGAGTTTCTACGGGGGCAGGTACGGCTGCAGGTACGGCTGCGGGAGTGGCTACGGGTACAACTACGGTTTCGACAGCGGGAGTCTTTGCGGGCTTGGCAGTCTTCGCAGGCATCTTGTTTGCTTTAACAGGAGAAGATACAGAAGACATTTCTAACGCGGGTATACTGAGTATAATCCTGACCTGTTTAAATCACATTGCCTGTAAGGCCCCGAAAATAATGAAAGACAGTGGAAATTTGTTCTTTGTTGTTCTCAACATGTACAAAAGAGAACTAATAAGTTGAAATAAAAGAAATTCAAGATGAGCTTCCAGATATTGTTTTGCTACACACGATTCAATTAAAAATAAATGTTTTTCTCTTTTTTGGGAAGGTTTGTCTCTCCATCTGGCCACAAGATGTCTATGTATTTCTGAACTGAAAAATACAATAGTGAGACGTGACATATATTCGAATCGTGTATACGAAATTTTTTCAAATAATTGATCTTCTAGGATGTGAGACAGCATAATACATTTATTGTGAAGTGTTTGCGGAGAATTGTACAATTGCCGATACCAATACAGATCTCTTAATTCATAGATACGAACACGAGTATCTCGAGAAATGATTTCATTTGTGTAAGGATTTTTAGGAGTTTCTGTCTCCATTAATTTGATTATAGTATCAAGCCCAAACCACCATCGTTTACCATTTTCTACAAAGGAAAAGAAGTTCAATGGATTCTGACGATTTTTTTCTTCCAAGGTTACCAATTCTTCTTCATTATGACAATCGTGTCGTTTCAATGGATTTCCTGCAAGAGCAAGACATCTTCTGACTGACCAACCTTTCCAAATCTTTTGAATTAATGTAGCTGAGTCGGTTTCTACAGTTGGCGGTCTCCACATAATTTTATTCCTAGTTTTCGCATGCTTTCCGCAAAAAATAAGGCCGGTCAATGCTTTATGAGAACATCGGTCGGTCGATGTACGACTTTTCGTGGATGAACATAACATTCTTATCTTATTTGGCACAGTTTCTTGAAAACGGATTTACACATATATAGCGCTATAATCAATAAAAACAGAATGTCCACTAATGCAGTAATTCACGCTCAGAATGCAAACATCGAGAATGTCTCCTTTGGAGAAATCAAGATCAACAAGCAAGGAGGTAAAGGAGTACAGCTAAGATATGGCGGACAATCATTCCAACTACGTCTTCCCAAGATGTCATTTCCTGCTGGTCTAATCCAGCGGGAGGATGCCAACACGGGGAACGTTACATATACACTCATTGCCTCTCTCAAGGGATGCGATTCGTATGCGCGCGAGCAGTCAGAAGATCAGACTATTGGTCCTCTGTACAACTTCATGCTGGCACTTCAAAACAAGCTTGTTGCTTGGGCAACCGAGAACAGTTCAAAGCTGTTCGGCAAGAAGCGTTCTGAGGAGTCAATTCGTGACAGTTTCAAGAGTATTCTCAGTGTTTCGACAGACAAGAATGGAGACGAGTACGTGCCCAACGGCAAGTATCCTCCTTCTCTTCGTCTGAAGGTTCCTGTGTACGACGGTCGCGTCGACATGGATGCTGTGGATGGATCAATGAATCCGTACGCACTGACGCCCGATTCCCTCAAGTCCGTATTTCAAAAGTACGTACAGGCGAATCTGGTAATCACCGGATCAATTTACATCATCGGCCAGTCCTTTGGTGTGTCTTGGCGTATCAAGAACGCACAGGTCTTTCAGCCAAGTCGCCAGACTTCTGCATCGATCTTTACTGCTGAGGAGGCTCCTGTTGAAGAAGAGGCTCAGGCTGAAGCTCAGGAGGAAACTCCTGTTCCTGTTCCTGTTCCTGCTGCTTCTGGCGGGGGAGGAGGACGCAGACGCCGTGCTGAAGCGTAAGACGTGTGTTGGAAGGCGTGTAGATAATTAAAGATTCATCTACAAAAAAAGGATTGGAGGAAACTTCAATTTTTTTCACAGATTTGCACTCAAATTGTGAAAAAGATCTGGTTCCACATTCTGTACATTCCCAAGCTTCTGGGATACCATGGATAACATAATCGGGAGTCACAAGTCTCCCATGTAATTTCAGCATAACATTACCAACAGATGCGTCCTGATAAGCTTCAGGTGTCATCAGAGAATATAAGGTTTCTCCTGCTGTCCAATCTTCTTGCAATAAAGTTCCAAATGGAGTATCACGGAACCACAGAACTTCAAAAATAGAAGGATCGTCCATATCATGTTCAGCAAGACCTGTTCTCTGTAAAGAATCGTCGTACAACCAATAAACATCCAAGTTCCATTTGGTATACGAACGATCCACAGCTCCACGGTACACTTGTTTTCCAGAATATGACCATTCTGAAGCATCATAGTCTTCATCATGTTCTAGAATGTCTGCTGACACATTTGTGTACACTAAGTCGGGTCTCAATACTGAATACATTTGATTAGTTAAAGGAAACTTTTACTTGAACACTGTGCGTAGACAGTTTGTCTGAAGCACATTGAGAAATTTCATGGCGTTTATTTGTTTGCTTGGATGCATGAATACGAGCTTCCATATCTTTGTGAATCTCTTCACGATGCGCGTACATATGATCCAAAATTCCATCAGAAATAATCCATTGAAAAAAGTTCAATTGGCCTACAGTAGTATCCATCCCAGCAAACTTAATTCGGCGGCATCGGCAGAACGGGTCGAACATCTTTTTGCTGTAAGCTTTCAGATGACTTTTGTATGATAGGTAAACTGTCTGATACTTTCCCTGGTGTACGAACGACACGTTGTGCATCTTGGCGTAATTCGTCACAAACCAGTCGATCAACCGCAAAGAAAGAACCGATTGGCCGGATAGGACGTTTTGGACTTTCTGTAGGTTCTCCGTAACTGCATAAAATTTTTCTAGACGGTGCAGAACCCATTGTTCCTGACTTTGTATTTGATCCATTACTTTAAGTAAAAATCCTCTGTTAAAATGATAATGGAGATATTCTGGAATCCTTATTTTATTGTCGTAATATTCATTGTATTCTTGATTACGTATTTTGTATATCTAGATGTCGAAGGTTCTTTTGCTAATGGATTCTTACACTTTGGTCCAGGAGGAGAAGGCGTTAACTCTGCTCAATTTATGGGTATCACTTTGGACTCATGGTCTAAAGTTATTACTTTATACTTTATTTGCTTTACAACTGGATTCTTATCTGTACATTACGATAATGTCGTTTCAATGTCTATTATTAACAATGTTATGGACACATCTGTAACACATATTCCCTATACTGAAACTGGTACTTATGCGGTAGTCTTAATTGATCCTTTAATCATGCATTCATTAAAAGTAATTGAATTCTTTGCTACTCTGACCTTACAATTTCAATTTATCTTGCCTGTAGTTCTTGGATCTTATATTGGTGGACTTCCTACAGTCCTGAACATTCTAAGTTCGAAAACGTATGCGAGTTAAAGAAAGCTTACCTAATTAGATAATGGAACAAATAATCGCTGACCTCATTCGTGATTATGGCGAATGTGATCAGAGAACTGATGCCTGGCATGACAGAAGATCAAATATGTTGACAGCATCTGAAATCTTCAAAGCCAAAGCTAGTGCTACAGCTTCTTCAAGGCGTGAACTAATTCTTTCAAAGCTTGTTCCACGTACAGGAGGATCTGGTGGAGTAGCATCACTGGATTGGGGAACACAATTTGAAGAAGTAGCAAAAGAACTTGTACAACAATCTGGAGTCCAAATAAAAGATTTGGCTTGTGTTATTCATCCTGAATACTCTTTTCTTGGAGCATCGCCAGATGGTTTGCTTTTGGGAACTGAACGTCATGGAAGACTGATTGAAATTAAGTGTCCGATTTCTCGTGAAGTTGATCCTGGAGCTCCTATTCCAGATTCATATTATGATCAGGTACAACTACAACTTGCGTGTACAGGACTCCAAGAATGCGAATATTCTGAATTCAAATTTGTAAAACATTCCTATGCTGAATGGATTACGATAACAAATGTTAAATCATGTTTTGCTGTAAACGTGTCAACACGCAATGTCGTATACAAACAGATTTCAGACACACGTTCTCTCCAGGAATGGATGGTATCGTTTATGGAAGATCCGCTTGATTGGGATCTCGTTTACTGGTCTCTGAAATCTAGAAAGGATATGCTTATTCAAAAAGATACCGAATGGTTCACTGAGAACCTACCTTCATTCAAGAATGTATGGGAAGAAATTTTGGAGTACAGAAGATCAGGAACTCTTCCTACAAAAACAACCATTTTAAACTTGGATGAAATATAACATAAATGAAGATTCTCTGTCATGAATCTGAATATAAATACATGAAAGAATATGTAGAATCTTTCGCAGGAGACAATGAGATTGTTCAGTATACGGATAAAACTAAATTTGAAGAAAATGAATATCTTTGCGTCCGTCGTATCCCCAATGTACCTTCTGGATCCAAAATAAAATTTTTGAATACAGAACAGCTCTGTGTTTCTGGAAATCTGGCTGAATATAAAACTTTTATTTCTGTCGCAGATGAAGTTCTCGACTATTCGGAAGAGAACGTCAAATTAGCAGGCGGTGGAACTTATTTTCCTTATCAAGAACGTCAGGCAGAGACGGAACAACTTCGTGGATATCTAGATGTTCCTAAAGAATATGACGTAGTTGTTGTAGGAACACATTCTGAACGACGCAAAAAAATTGTTGAAGATCTGAGATCACAACTACTGCGTGTACATTGGATTACTAATTTGTTTGGCGATGAACGTGATAAACAGATTGGTAAGGCTCATATTCTACTCAACTTACATTATTCAGATTCATACAAGGAATTTGAATCCATTCGGTGTAATCGTTGGAAATGGGCTGGAATGAAAGTGTTGACCGAACCCTGTATCCGCGTTCCTGATGGTATTTCTGTTGTTGATCTCGATAAAATCTATCCTAAATTGGTGAAAATGCTTGGACCACAAAGACTTCCTAGATACAAAGTAGGTCTGTCTATGATTGTCAAGAATGAGTCACATATCGTACACGAAGTTCTGAACTCATCACTTCCATTTATTGATACATTTTGTATCCTGGATACTGGATCAACAGATAATACTGTACAAATAATCAGAGACTTCTATGCTTCCAAAGGTGTACCGGGAATTGTTCATCAAGGAGATTGGAAAGGATTCGGCAAGTCTCGATCAGAAGCTTTGAAACTTTGTGATGGTCAGATGGATTATATTCTGATGATTGATGCAGATGATTTGATCGAAGGCCCTCCAAATGTTAAAGAGTTTTTGCTAAAAGTATTGTACATGACACAACCAAATGCATGCAATATTCATTTGAAACGTGGTAGTCTAGAATATGAACGAACGCAAGTATTCAAAGCCAATGATGGTTGGAGATATGAAGGTGTTCTTCACGAATATCCAACCAACGATAAGGAAAAAAACACTCATGTTCGTCTTCCTAAAGAAATATGGATGACGGGTCGTACAATGGGAGCCAGATCATTGATAGAAGGAAATAAATATCAACGTGATGCTGAAACTATCCTGGAAGCTTTGAAAGAAGAACCTGAAAATATGAGATACATGTTTTATTTGGCTCAGTCATATCGTGATGCAGGAATGCGAGATGAATCTATAACTTGGTACAAAAAACGTTTTGAAGCAGGAGGATGGATTGAAGAACAATTTATTTGTGCTTTGAATTTGACTAGATTACTCGGCTGTAAAGAATGGGCATGGAAAGCACACGAAATCTGTCCTAATCGTATTGAGTCTCTAGTTTCATATATGTCTTTGTGCCGAGCTCAAGGCAAATGGTCACGTGAACTTTTGTCTATGTGTTTGTATGCTTCAAGTATTCCAAAACCAGAAGGTACATTCCTATTTTTGGAATCTGATACATACGATTGGAAAGTATGGGACGAAACTTCTATTGTAGCAACATACTGTAAAGCTTATGATGTGGCTAAGGTAGCATACACACGTCTTCTTAAAGATAAGAAGTATCCACCTGAACAAGAAGCCAGAATTCGTGAAAATTTTAAGCAGACACTTATGTTGGCACAAAAGAGTTAAACAAGTTGACTCTGAATGGTGTCTCAATTCCAGTTACAGCAGGGATACCTAGATCTGAAGGCGGTTTTACATTATTAGTTACTTGTGCATACGAAGAATCTTTATTGGCATCCGTTCTCTGCATATTAGTACTGTCTACGAATTCAAGGGCAAAAGGTTCCCAAGTTTTTGTCAACATTGCTAAGACTACAATTACGGCAACAGCTAAAGCAATCCATGAAAGTTCTTTCATTACTTTTAAAATGGAAAAGATTTACCATCAGCACAATAAGCAAAAAGAATGGAAGAGAAAGCTTTGGTAACTTTGAAAGCTATGATTGAAGCTCGTGGTCTCAAAGTTGGAGACCCTGAACCATTGGCTTCTGTTTTGGATGAAACCAGTATGTACAAAATTGGAGATGTCCTAATAATATTCAGTGATAAGAGCAGAATCAATGAAGCTAATTTGTCTTCTTATATCAAGTTTTCTTCGGAGAACGGATATACAAATGGAACAATTGTTGTTTCTTTGATCCCCTGTTCTGAAAAGATTGTCAATATTGTTAGATCGTACATTTCAAAGAAAGAAAATCCACTTCTTCAAATCTTTGACATTCTTCGTTTGCAGACAGATATTTCTAAACATCGTAAATTCATTCCTCATCGTATCTTGAAACAGCAAGAGATTTCTCTATTCGAGAAGAAATTTAATGTTACCAAACCGAGCGAACAACTTGGATGGATAGATTCTCAAGATGCGGCTGCAAAGTGGATCGGAGCCAGACCTGGCGATATTGTTGAAGTTATTCGATTTTCAGAATCAGCAGGAGACGCACGTTCATGGAGATATTGTGTAGCAAATACTAAAGAGTAAAATGGATGGCACATGGAGTTCTGCAAAATCTGTATATCGTGATAATATGTTACAGTATAAGCTTACCGGAGAATCGAAGTATAAGAACGTAGCTGATCAAGCAATGGCTACCTTAAACAAGATACTGGAATCCAAAAAAATACAATCGCCAAATGTCTTGCATACCGACTATTTAAAACAGCAAGATATGTTAGTAGGTGCTCAAATGCGTCAGCCTCCACCTAGTGTACAACCGTCTATGACGTGGCAATACTTGACGTTGGGGTCACTGATGATAACATTGTTTGTCCTCCATGTCGTATAATCATAAAAATAATAATTACGATACAGAGCCCCAGCAAGAATAAAAGAATCTGATATTGCCATTGAACCGACTTAATTTTATTTTGATCTTCATTCAAGATCATTTCTAAAGTTTTTTTGCGATCAGATGCTTGTTGAATTTTTAAGAACTCTTTTTGAATCTTGGCCAGTTCAGGTTTTAGATCTGACTCAGGTTCTTTAGCAATAAAATCGCGAACTTCAGAAGCCATTGCTGAATTCATATCTAGCAATTGCTGAACCAATTCTGGTTGTTTATCTGTGGCTTCTCGAGCTTCACGCATTACGGAATAATAAGCTTGTTTTTGTTGAGCATACGAATTTTGAAAATCCGTCATTATTTCTATTGCGTTATAATAAATGCCGAATCTAGATTCAACAGGAAAGTTTGGACGCTCTATGGATTGTTCTCAGTTACTAGAGTTCAAAAAGAAATATAAAACTGTACAACAACAGAATGGAAAGAATCCTCAAGGTGATCAAAGTCAGAAACCTGCATTCAATTCTAACAAGGTAATTGGAGGTGATTCTGAGAACGGAGCTTCTTGGTATTATCTTCAACCCGGAAATGCCTTAGTGTATCGTAGATTCTTTTAAACATATCATAATAATGAGTGCTTTTGATTCCTTGACGGATCAAATTAATGGTCTACTGCAAGTTGACCCGTCATGGAAGTCTATTCCTGGTGGATTATCCAAGGTATCTACATCATCTCTTGGATTTTCGTGGGGAATTTCTTCTCAGAAACTGTATTATTGTCGTCTACCTTGTTCAGGCGAATGGACAAATGTTGAAATTCCTGATTCAGCTCTAGATGTCGTTACTGATGATAATAACGTTTATGTTTTAGGCAATACTACCTTTATGTCTAAGGTAGCATCTAACATGGAAGATTGGGTAGTAGTTCCGGCTCCTGCAGGAGCTGTATCTATTTTGTCTACCTCATCAAATGTATGGGCCCAAGATGCAGGAGGAAAGAAATGGAAATTAGCTAAACCTGGAACAACTGGAAATTGGATTTCTGTTGAAGATCCTTCAGGTACAATTATGACTTCTGCATCTGGAACTTCATTGTACGGAATTCAAGGAGGAAAGGCAGTAAAGTCTGATGAATCTTTACAATCTGGTTGGTCACCTTTAGGAGAATTTGAAGGAACAATGTCTAAAGTTTTTGGAGACTTAGATAAGACTGCTCTGTACGGAGTTGATATGACCAATTCATTATCTCGATGCGAATCTGGAAAATGTAAACCTGTAGATATTCCTGCCCCTGTACAAAATATGACTATTGATCCTAAGGGTTCATTATGGTTAACAACAACAACTCAAGGTTTAAAAGGAAATGTGTACACAAAGACAGATTCTCTGAAAATACCAGACACAACTGAGTTAGACAGGCAACGTGATGAAGTTGTTCACCAAGTTCAATTAGACAAAAAAACACCCTCCTTTAAAAAAACATTAGATGAAATCATGAAATTCTTAAAAGGACTTTATAAGACTGATGGACATCAAGAGAAAAAGATTATTGAGAACAGAGACTTATTGGACCAAATGCAAAAAATTATTCCTGCTATGTTACGTATTTTAATGTATATTGGAGCTGTTGCTGTAGTATACCTTGTATTTGAAGGATTTTTAGCCCATCTTGTTTCCTTAGTAATTTTGGGAGTTGGTGTCTATGATGTTTATTTATCTGGAAAACAATAATGAGCGTAGCAGAAGCCAGACAAAAAAATTTAGAAGATGCTCGTGCAGCAATGCAGAATGCTACTCCAGAAGCGTATCCTCAAGCTCGCATACGTTATTTTACATTAAAAGAAGGTCAAGGATGGTTGCGTACAGAAAAAGAAAGATTGGCAGATGCTGAGATTGATCCTGTTCTAAAAGACTTAGAAGCCAAATATGATACGAATCATCGAGTTGAAACTAAATCGGATGCAGAGTCCAGATATCTGCATCGTCGTCTTCTTGAAGAAAAGGATAAGGTAGGTGTTGCTCTCCGAAGTGCTGAACTAGGTTCTCCTGTTGTACAACAAACTTCGTGGTTGCCCTACATATTAGATATGCTGATTGCGGTTACAGGACTTGGTTGTGTTTATCTCTTATTATCAGGAAAAGCGTCGCGTATCATGGGATTCTTTCGGCCAACTAATACAATATGATTGAGTATCTGATCTTAATAAGTATTTTGATTATCATGTATTATGTATCTCTGTGGGATCGTGGACGTGAAGGGTTTTCTGGAAAAACAGAGACGATAACTGATTTTTATGATTCAGTGTATGCTGAAGTATATAACGCACTGTGGCATTCATCTAAGACTGTTAATGAATTTGAACAAGTAACAATTCAAGAAGCTTTGTTAGCTGGAAAGCAAAAGGGTTCTTTGAAGATATTGGATATTGCTTGTGGTACAGGATTTCACGCATGCTTATTCAAAAAGTTGGGAGTTGATTATACTGGCTTAGATAGTTCAGAAGCAATGTTGTCACAAGCACGTAAAGGATGTCCAAACCAGAAATTCCAGAAAGGTGATGCTACAGTAGCTACCACATATGGACAAAAATCATTTTCTGGAGCTTTACTTCTAGGGTTTGCAATTTACGAATTAAATCCAAAAATTGTTCTGGATAATGCTTTTGCTTGGATTGAACCTGGTGGATCTATGCTTGTTCATGTTGTAGATCCTGATAAGTTTGATCCTTTATTAGACTTGGCTTCTCCTTTTGCAGCCTTTTCTCTGCAAAAGTATTCGTATGAACGCCAAACAAAATCTGAAATTTATTTTGATGAATTTAAGTACACTGGAGAATTTCGTAAAAAAATGAATGAAGAAGAAGCTACTTTTTCAGAAATGTTTACCTTTTTTAATCCAGGAGATGTAAAATATCGTGAACAAGTTCATAAGTGGAATATGCCTTCGTTAGAATCCATTATTGAAATTATGAAATCAGCAGGATTCCGTGTCTCAGAAAAAATTGATCTAGTTTCAGTTGGCAAAGAGTATCAATATTTGTTTTTACTGACCAAATAATAAAATGTCGTTTAAGTCGCAAGACGCAGTTGTACATAAAACAACTGGGCAAAAAGGTACAGTAGAAAGTGTTACTCCATTTATGGTTCGTCCGTTTAAAAGTTTAAAGACTATGCCAGCATCAGAATCTGATTGGAGATTGGAAAATCTTCCCCCCATCTCCACCGCCCCCAAAAGCACCACCATTCGGCGTAGAGCAAAAAAAGTACGGGACATTTGGAGCTAGGCGTAAATCACGTAAATCTAAACGTAAAACGCGTCGCCACAGAAGATAATGGATGTACATGATTCTCGTAATGTCACAGATTTCCAGAAATTTACTTTTTCTGGACATTTGCGTACACATGTCTACAAAGTTCTGGACGAGAATATTAAACTAGGTCATGCTGATTATGCATGTTTTTGGACATTGGAACTTCTGTGTTCAGGTTTGACTCATTCTTTTTGGAATACAGTATTCCTATCTTCAGCTGTACACATTAATCGTGCCGCCCCAAATGTATTTTTATACCTTGTCAGAAAATACGAAGAGTTCAATCCGATTGAATCCGGTTACTCAGTCATACAGATGACAGATATTCGCAATCATCCTCAAGCTCGTCAACTAGTTTGCGAAGTTGCGGCAACAGTAGCCTTATGTCGTAAACTGAAACTACCTATATTCCCCAAAATCAAACCTGAACATGATTTTACACAATTAGTAATTCAAGAGAATTTGAAATCTACATCCAACATGTTTGCTCGTTCAGTTATTAAGCAAGAAGATCCATTAGAACTTTTTATTCCTGTGAATGAATTGATGTATTCATTACGTCCTGAATCTCGTGATGTATCTCGTTGTCTGTACTGGAGTTCATGGATTCTGACTTATGCTGCCAAATGGAAGCAGGATAAGAAGACGTATCTGGACTGTGCGTACAGATCTAATGATTACGTTGAAGAAAAGTTTCTGAGATCACCTGTATGGATCTTATGGTCCTGTATCCATGAAACTGCTCGTAACTCTCCTACTCAACAGTACATAGATGCTTTATACAAACTATATTGCCTGAGATGGGCTAAAGGCGATCTTAAAAAACGTCTACCTTTTTTTACTACGGCAGTTCTTCTTTTATGCGAACCTGTAGATATGAATTACCAAGTACCGCAAAGTATTTCTACTGTTCAAGATGTTACAACAAATATTCCTCAATGGATACAAGCTATTGTAAATACGAAAAAATCATTCTCTTAATATAAAATGAACCATAAAGTCAAGGCTTCGTTAACTTTGGGCGTCTTGTTCTTCCTTCTAAGTTCTCCTTACATGTACAGATTTGTAGATTCGGTAATTCCTGGAACTTCTTATGGCGGTCGCCCTACAACACAAGGACTGGTATTACATTCTCTAGTATTTGCAGGTATTGTATATCTAATGATGCCTCGTTCTTGATCCAAAACGAATTAGACATAGTGTACATTAGATACTGAAAAAATGAAACTACTATTCTTTGATACGGAGACGACTGGTCTTCCAAAGAATCGTGATCCTGCTCACAAAGGACCTGGAAATTGGCCACATATGGTATCCATTTCGTGGGTATTGCAAGATGGTAATACTGTTCGTGAAAGTAAATCTTTTATTATAAAACCCGAATGGGAAATCCCAGCAGAGTCTACAGCCATTCATGGAATTACTCAAGAACGTGCTATGCGTGATGGTGTACCCCTAAAAAATGTCTTGGCAATGTTTACGTCAATACAACATGATTACATCATTGGCCATAACTTGGATTTTGATTTGAATGTTATTGTTAATGCATGTTTGTGGGATGCTGTAATATCAATGCCCCGATTTATGCGACAGTTTTGTACAATGAGAATGTCTACAGACCTTTTGCGTATTCCGTATGGAAATGGAAGAATTGGATATAAACCTCCTAAACTTGCAGAGTTGTACGAACATGTTCTCAATAAAAAACCAGTTCAAGAACTTTTGCATAGTTCAATGTACGATACAGAACTTCTGGTTGAAATTGTTAATAATTATAGACCATTCAGAGCTATCTTAGGTTTAATTGTACCCGAACAACAAAAAGAAAATGAAACTAATCAGAGAACCCGCACCATTAGCCTTTAATGCTAAGTCTTACAAAACAACGTATGTATGGTGCATAGACGGTTGGGTTTATGATGTCACAGCCAAGACTAGGATGCAATTTTTTTCAGGTCCGGATGGTCTCGAAATAAACAAAGAATCCTGGAGTGTTCTTCAGGAACCTTTATTTACGGAAGATACAGAAGTTCATGTTTTGAACTCTAATCAATGGATTGAATCGGGCGAACTATTTACGACGAAGCCATGATAGTGCAATTTGCAGACAGGAAGCAGGTTTTACAAGTTCTAGTAGATCATGTGCTACCTTTTTAGGATCCTTTTCTAGTTCTTGCTTCAAGAGTTCAAACAGTTTTTCATAAGGGATTCCATCTTCAACAAGTCTGACTACGAATCCAGTTCCGGCTGCCACAGTTAGTTCCTCACCCTCTACTTTATCAAGGGTCTTATTAATCTCAGAAAAACTCTTGACTGCTGCTTGGTCTTCCACTTTATCAAGCTCCTTATTAACTTCAGAAAAACTTTTTACTGCTTCTTCCATTGCGTCTTATATTAAGTATACAAAAAACATCTAAATAACAAATGATTTTTTTGGACGTGTTGTACACTTCACTGGCAACTATATTCATTATGGTATTAATTCAAGTAATCTTGTACGCCGGTGTTCGTATTATGTATCCTCCCGAACGCATTGTTTATCGTGAAGTTCCTGTACAATACGCACCTACCAGTTTACCTGATCCGCCCGTTCAAGAAGTAAAGATACCTGAATATGAACCTCGTGAACAGGTTTCAGGAGGTCTACGGTTGGACCCCCAGTTACCGCCTGGACTCAAAGAAACACGCCCAGAAGGAATGTAATTGGATTTTACTATCATATCAAGATAGTAAGCCTGTATGTCTCTGGATTTCTGGGAAATCAGTTACTATCATTCGGTGTGCTATTGATGAACGTTTGTTTGGAGACACTATTTTTCAAGTAGACTACAGTAATGGAACCTACTTTATTAATGATATCTTTTTGTATAATTCTTGGTGTATCTTTCGTGATACAACGTTGGAACAGAGGTCAAACTGGCTAGATTCTTTGATGACATTTTTCTATGAAGTTCCTAATGTACCAAGATTCAAAAAACTAACTGGGACTCGAGTAACAAAATCTGATATTCCTGATGTTTATTTAATTCCTGAAGGATATGTACAAGTACCAGATATTGAAACTTCTGAATATCTGCGTTCATTAGGAGACTCGTTCAATATCGAACTTGAAGAACGAGATGGGCTCTGGTTCATAAAATATCCTTGCTTAAAGTAAATGTCCGCACAGCCTCTAAGAGATGCTACTGAAAAAGAAAAACAAGAAATGAAAGAAAATACGTCGTCTATTCCCCTTAAGTTTGGACCCCGGCCAGCGCCACCTCCCCCGAAAAACGGAGGAAGATCGCGTAGACGCAGTCATAAGAAACGTACCCACAGACGTCGCAGAACAATGCGCGGTGGATATTTTGGTGCTGCTGGTGCTATAGCTCCTGGTGCTATGGAATGGAGAGCAGGATCTGAATATGGTCCAATGGTAGCAGATAGAGCTGGAAATACTACTGCTTGGGGGCTTCCTAAACCAGGAGGTCTACCTAAGTACGGTCGTGGACGTAAACGAGGTGGACGTACACTACGTAAGGGCCGAAAAATGCGTGGAGGCGGATCTTACGGAGCTACTCGTGCTGAATTCCGGGGAGATGGTAACCGCGGATTTGCTAACTATTCTCAAGGTCAAGCCAAAACTGCCCCAGGACCTAATGATTACCGTCTAGGAGCATTTAATGATGGAAACAAAGGATTCGGAGGATTCGGAGGATTATTCCCGTCTAAGTAACAAATGACTGATTCAGTTCTTGCCGGTATCTTGTTTTTAGGAGTAACATACTATTTGCTCAAACGAAATGTACCACATATGCTTGTCTGGGTCGTCTTAGGTTACCTAGTAGCATTTAATTGGGTCCATTCATCTCGTACAGTTGCTGTATTGGTAGGTATCTTATCTGCTTGGGCAGTATGTTATTACAGTACTCGTGAATACTTTGAACAAGAAAAACTAGAAGAGAAAAAGCCGGAAGACCCTAAAGAGCCAGAACCTACAGGTAAGTCTACCCCACATGTAGATTTGGGTACTACTATTTTACATGCTTATCGCAACTTGACTCCTGAACAGATTGGAGGAATGCGTCGTGATACAAAAGAATTAATGGAACTTCAGAAAGAGTTAATGGGAACTCTTGCTGAAATGAAACCCGCGATCGAACAAGGTGCTGAACTCTTAGGAACGTTTAGTCAGTTTTTTGGTAAACCTCAGTAGCCTCTGCGAGTCTTACGACCACGCGTCTTGCGTTTTTTAGTACGTCTACGTTTGCGACCTCCATCTAAGGGGGCAATCAAGGTACCTTTAGCAGTACGAGTACCTTTTAGAATATCCGGAATTTGACCTTTACCTGGACCAAATGATGATTCTACTGGAGGTCCACTAAGAGCCCGTTTACCTGGACCGAATGTATCTCCTCGTGGAAGCTCAGGTTCAGGAGGATTGCCAGTAGTAGATTTTTTTTCGTCTGGTTTAGTAGTACCAGCAGGTTTACTCTGTCCCGTACCTGCTCCACGATGTCTAGTCATTTTGTTTTAAACGCAAGATAATCTTGTCATGGCATCGGCATAAACAAGTGTATGATAATCGGGATTGTTAGTAGAAATCCATGGTCCGCCCACAAGTTTTACTACAAATTTCCAATACCATATTTCAGCATTCAATTCTTGGAATCGGAATAAATCTTTCCATAATTGGCCAGACTTCATTAGTGGAAACATATCCATTAACGAAGGTTGTCCGGTGAACAGAATCCATACAGGATACAAAATTAAATCAAATATCAGAACTGCTAAATCCATAAGATCATCGGGAAGAAATATTGTTTTCAATTCAAGATATTCGTGTGCTAGTTCAAAATATGGTTTTTCTGTGATTCCAAGACCTTCGTTCATTTTTTTCAATGTTTCAGATTCAGGGATCATATTTGTATACCCTCTACAGGAAATTCCTTTTTTCCTAACGTTTTGGAACAGATGTACGACCATTCGCCTTCACGTATAGTATCAAGCAACAAAAGTGTTACACGATTTCCTTTGACAATGTACTCTGAAAGTTCTCTTGTAAAGTCTATTTCATCACATCCAATCCAGACCCATGGACAAATAATTTTCTCTTCAAGACGACGATACCTTTCTTGCTTAGGAAGACGGCGAAAAATATCATCAGGATACCAGACAGAAGTGCGAGAAACCGTTTCTCCCAAATAAGTTTTGGATACTGTTTCACATAACATTGTATTATCAGGAACAGCTACAAGCCATCTCAGTTCTTCAGTTCCAGTTCCTAGACGTTTTAGTTTTGTTGTGTGTACAACTTCTTCAGAATAAATATAGACAGCAACCATCCTGCAAAAACGTGTTAGACATCCGAACATTTTTATTAATATGTTGAGTTTGTTGAAATCGGTGGTTCACCGGGGCCTAGAGTATCAACTTTGTTCTTCTTCTCTCCAGTAAAATGTTCCTTTGCTAGACTCTGAAGACCTTTATCTAAGTTGAGACCTAGAGCAATTGATGTTGCCAAAGCAGTAATAATAAACGGTGTACTAATCACAACCCAGGACACAATACCAAGATCAACTTCACAGAAAGAGTCTAATAAAAGTACACATACAATACCGCCAACCAACTTAACCGCTGCGGTAATGTACATTCCTAGACCTAAATCTAATCCAATATGTACCATGATATACATCAAATAAAGAACGGCAGGTGGACAGAGATGTTCTACAAACATCATCTTAAGGTTGTTTACTTTAGACCAATAAAAATAAATGACGGATATCGAGAAGATTATGGATATTGCTTTGTGTTCTCGTGAAGACGCGGAAAACGCCTTAAAGAAAACTGGTAATGCTCTTGAAGCTTTGTGTTTACTTATGGAAGCTCCTGCTCCTAAAAAAGAACGCACGGAACAACAGAAATTTTTTGATAATGTTCGTGAATCATTGGCTGATATGGAGAAAAAGAATGTAGATTTTCTTAACGCAAATCGACTCGCTGGTTTGGAACAAGACGAGAAGCAAACCCTCCCCGAAGAAACTTCTCAACAAAATAATTGCTCTCCGGAATGTCAGCCTCCCGCTCAGGAGTCAACGGAGCAAAAACGGGAAACTGACGGTCCATAATAGTTTGAATACTTTTGCGATTAGGTGTAGAATATCCGTACTTTACACGACTCTGGTCTTGAATAGATTCTAGATCACCAATACCCATGAATGGCGTAGTTGCCCATGGTCGCTGAAATAATTGTTTAGGGCCTCGAAGTCGTACAGTTGAAGGATCTCCATTTCGCAAATCAGTTTGAAGACCAATTGCGCATCCTCCTTCGGGAGAATTGCCAAAATTACCACGAGGAGTCAGACCAATAAACTCTCCGGCAAATTTTGTGGCAGAACCATTTCCGCATGATTCAGGATTATTTGCGAAATAGGTAGCCTGATTATTTCTTCCTTCTGCATTTATAGAATTATTGTCATTTCGGGCACTTGCATGAAAAAACGGGTAACTCATTCTTATTTGTGACTTAGAAAGAAATGTTTATAGAATATATAATCAATGTCTTGGGGGTATCATTTGATTCTTGATTCCACGAAATGTATGAGAGGAGCTATTCGTTGTCCTTCAATCATAACCCAGTTTTCAGATGATCTTGTAAAAAGAATTAACATGGTTCCGTATGGTCGCCCTCAAGTTCAACATTTTGGATCTGGAAATAAAGCAGGATATACTCTAGTACAGCTTATTGAGACTTCTAATATTGTAGCTCATTTTGTTGAGGAAACTGATGATATGTATCTAGATGTATTCAGTTGTAAGCCGTATGATCCGATAACAGTAAAAAATGTTGTGAATTATTATTTTAAACCTTTGGGTATGGAGTCTAAGTTTTTGATCCGTCAAGCAGGAAAACATCCTCTAGTAAAAACTGAGTATGAACTCAGATAGGAACGGCGGATACAAGCCACTTTGTACATTCGGATACGTTAACTTTGTTTCCTCGCATATTTCTTGAGAATGCAAGAAACAGTTCTTCCCGAGCTTGTTGTGCTTCTGGATGACCAGATTGTGTTAGCTCAATAGCTCTGTTAACAATTTTTCGAAACCCGAAGGATGTCACAGCCAAAATACGTGCCAAAGATGCATATCCTATGGCGTTCATTTTTATTGCATTCAGTTTTAAAGAAAAAATCCGTTTTCTTGTCGGATTACATGGTGTTGCGTCCATCTTGGTAAAGTTTGAGAATCTCAGTCTCTACCTTCTTGCGCCACTCTTTTGCATCTTCTTCAGACACGCCTAAAGGACGAATCTTTTCAAGACTCCTCCATCCACAGATTGCTTCGGGATGATCATGAGCATGTTTGTTCATGAAAATCCTCCAGCACGTTGCTTGTGAACCTGCTTTTTTACTGTACAAAATACTTGTTGCAGCAGGTACAGCTCTTGCAGGATTATCTCCATAGGCTGCCTCGTACTTGGTGGGATCCTGGCATACCTCCTGTTCTTCCCATTCTCCCGAGGTTCTCAAAACCTCTAGCTGAACTTTCAACTCGGAAATCTCCGAGATGTCAATCGCATAGCATGGCAGAGAATATGCTTTGCCCATGGTAACTTTAGTGTTCAAAAATCATACGAAAAAAATCCGTTTCTCGGATTATTCTTCGTAGTTGTTCACTGCTTCCATGAGAACATTTTTGACAACTTGGTCCTCAAATGCTCCACAAAAGCCAATGTTGGCTAACAACGCCTTTGAGAAAACACCCAAGGATGTCTCGAACATGGGTTTGTTTCTTTTCAAATAAAGCAACTCAACCAGTTCATTAAACCGCTCTTTGTACGCCGACCTTGTCTCGAGAAGGTTTTTCAGCGCCTGTTCTGATGTAAGCTCGGCCATTTTTTAGTACTCCTATATTTTACGATTAAATAATCCGTTTTCCAAAACGAAAAGAGTTTAAAAAAAAGACAAGAAGAGAAAATGTTCCAACCTTGTTCTTGGAATGAACACGATCACAATTTTCAGTATGTGGTAGACACGTACGGCCGAACTGGTGAAGGAGACATTGCACGAGTTCGTCTTACTGGATTTAAACCTTATTTCTATTTGAGAGCTGGATCTGAATCAGCATCAGAAGTTCAATCAGCTTTAAAATCATCTAAGGGTACTCCCATTCAAGTTAAGATTACAAAAGAAAAGAAACTAGATGCTATGGCAGGATTTTCTGATCTGAAACCTATTGATGTATGGAAACTAGAATTCTCTGCTCTCTGGGCATTTAAGCATATAGCTCGTGAATGTAAAAATGACCTCAGAATTGGTTCAAGACTTGTTACTGACGGTGATCTATTTGAGTCTAATTTACCACCTTATCTACGACTGTTTCACGAACGAGGTCTAAATCCAGCCTCTGCATTTTCGTTTGAAGGAACTGAACAGCACGATGATATTCGTGTAGATAAATGTTTTGTATCTTCGTATAAGACATTGAACCCTGTCGAACAACAAATTCCCCTGTACATTCTTTCGTATGACTTAGAAGTATATTCGGAATCTGGACAGTTTCCAGTTGCTGAAAATAAGACAGATGAAATTATTCAGATTGGATTGTCAACTAGATGGACAGATGACTTAATGACTCCAGTTGAACGTATTGTCTTAATTTCAGGAACTTGTGTACCGTCAGAAACTGTAAAATATGTGTCTTGTAAGAACGAACGTGATCTTCTTCTTAAATTTCAAGAAATGTTATACCATGAAAATCCTGATATCCTAGTTGGTTATAATACGTTCGGTTTTGATGATGGATATCTTGCTGAACGAGCATCCCTTCTTGGTATTTCTCTATCTCTAGGAAGATCTGAACCTTGGAAACAAGATAATCTTCCTACTGTCCGAAAAACATTTGAACTAGCTTCAGGAAAATATGCTGTTCGATATCTAGATTTGGGTGGACGTCTAACTATTGACTTGCTCTTAAGTATTCGTCGTGAACAGAATTTGGATTCGTACAAACTAGATAATGTAGCATCTACATTCTTACGTGATAAGGTTACTGAGTTTGTAATTATTACTGGAGCATCAACTAGAAAGTACGAAATTCATACTAAGTCAACACGTGGTCTTTTCGCAGGAAACTTTGTCAGATTTGATATTGTTACCAATACTTTGAATCCTTATGCTGATGGAAAGAAGTTTAAGGTTTCACAAGTATTTCCTAAAAAGTTTATTGTAGAATTGGATGAAGTCTATCTGAATACCTTTGATGATATTCCTATGGAAGACCGAAAGAAACTTGAATGGTCCTTTTCAAAAGACGATATTTCTGCCGCCCAGATGTTTAAGATGCATCGTGGTACTTCTGCTGAACGCTCAGAAATTGCTAAGTATTGTATTCAAGATTGTGATCTAGTTTTGACCTTGATGGCTAAACTGGATACGCTAGTTAATGCGCGTGGAATGGCAGATGTATGTCGTGTTCCAGTAGACTATATTTTCTTGCGTGGTCAAGGAATTAAAATCTATTCAGCTGTTGTATTTTACGCATCTCAAAGAAATCAGATTCTACAAACACAAGAAACTCTTGAAGGAGATATGTCGTACGAAGGTGCTATTGTTCTACCTCCAAAAATTGGGATGTATCTAGATCAACCTATCCCAGTTCTAGATTTCAATTCTTTGTATCCTACGAATATGATTGCGTTTAATTTGTCTCCGGATACACTGGTGTACACAAAAACGTATGATTCAGATGGACATATTACTTCTCAAACAGGTATCAAGACTGAATTTCCTACAGATGAAATTTCATATGATATTCCTGGTGGACGAAAAACGTGTGGATTTGTACAGGCCGGTAAACCTGATTTGGTAGGTATGCTTCCTCTAACTTTGGATATCTTGCTAAAAAAGCGTAAAGAAACTCGTAAGCAAATGGAAACTGAACCTGATGATGCTCGTAAATCTGTCTTAAATGGTCTTCAACTTGCTTATAAAACAGTAGCTAATTCTGTATATGGTCAATGCGGTTCACGATCTTCAGCAATCCGAAAAGTTGAAGTTGCTGCGTGTACAACTGCTTTGGGTAGAGCAAGAATTCACGACGCAAAAATGGTTGTCGAATCTGAATTTGGAGCAACTGTTGTTTATGGCGATAGCGTCACCGGATATACTCCTATAACATTGAAGATCAAAGATAAAATTGTTATTATGAGTATGGAAGAATTGGGCAGACTAGGTGAATGGAAAAAGTGTCATGATTCAGATAAGGAATACGTGGAATTGTTTGATATCCAGTCGTGGACAGATAAAGGATGGACTGACCTTGAACGCATTATTCGCCACCAACTAGCCCCCCATAAGAAGATCATTCGCGTACTTACACACGCAGGTTGTGTTGATGTAACTGATGATCATTCTCTCTTGAAACCTGATGCTACAGAAATATCTCCTCGTGACTTGAATGTAGGAGACGACCTTCTACATACAGAAATTCCAGACTTTAATACGATGACTCATGATCTAGATGAACTCCGTATTATGGGATTCTTTATGGGAGATGGTTCTTGTGGAGTATATCAGTGTCCTTCAGGAATGAAATCATCATGGGCTTTGAATAACGCAGATATGAAACTACTTGAATTCTATAAGACTATTTGTGAAAAAGTTTATCCTTCAATGGAATGGGTAATTAATAATACAATTGAAAGTTCAGGTGTTTACAAACTTGTTCCCAGATGTCGTGATTATGGTTCAATTAAAAAATTTGTTGAGAAGTACAGAGAACTACTTTATGTCGACAAACGCAAAAATATTCCTGAATTTGTATTGAACGGATCTCCTGAAATGGCTAAATCTTTCTGGGATGGATTGTATGATGCTGATGGTGATAAGACAGGTACAACTCGCATTGACCAAAAACACGAAACTACCTGTGCTCAAATTGCTTATTTGGCTACAAAACTTGGATACAAGATCAGTATTAATACACGCATGGATAAACAAAACGTATACAGAATCACATGCTGTAAAAAGTATAGTAAACCTCACCAGAAAATTAAGAAACTTTATGAAATACCTTATTCAGGATATGTGTATGACTTGACAACTGAGAATCATCATTTTCAAGCAGGAATTGGATCCATGATTGTCCATAATACAGATTCAATCTTTGTACAATTTCCTACTAAATCCTTACCAGAATCTATAGATCTCGCAAAAAAGGCTGCTGACAGAATTACTTCTCTGTGTCGTAAACCTTACAAGATTGAATATGAAAAAACATTCTTTCCTTTCATTCTGTTTTGTCGTAAACGATATATTGGCTTGATGTACGAAGATGATGTCAAGAAATGTAAGCGTAAATTCATGGGTATTGCTCTGAAACGCAGAGATTCAGCTCCAGTAGTTAAAGATATTTATGGCGGTTGTCTAGATATTCTATTAGAACAACGATCTTTGAAAAACGCCCAAGATTTCTTAAAAACTTCCCTAGTATCCGTCCTCAAGAATGAAGTTCCTCTAGAAAAGTTTATTATTACTAAACAGTTACGCGATGATTATAAAAATCCTGATCAAATTGCTCATCGTGTATTGGCAGACCGAATGACTGAACGTGATCCGGGAAATAAACCACAAGTTGGAGATCGTATTGCGTATGTTTATGTAGCTGGACGTTCAGGAAAGCAAGGAGACCGAATTGAGAATGTAGAGTATGTCCGAGAGAAAAAACTGAAACCCGATTCAGAACTCTATATCACGAATCAAATCCAGAATCCAGTAGCCCAACTCTTTGCGTTAGGAATTGAACAGATTACAGGATACATACCAAAAAAGTATCCTGAGTTTCCTGAGTTAGATGAAGAAGATGCTACCTTAAAAGTTCTGGCTCTCAAAGAAAAAGAATTGGATTCTCTATTGTTCTTAGGAGCTCAATATCTGCGTAAAGAAAAACGTGGTCCATTGGACGCATTCTTCAGAAAGTAGTGTGTATAAGTAAATGAAGGGTGGTGAACATAACATTGCTAAAGGAGAAGAAGTAAAAGCTAAAGTGGGACTTACTTATAAGCTAGGTACTGTAAAGGCAAAAAATGACAAAGTAATGCCCGACGGTACATTTAAAACTAAACAATATTTACTTAGATGGGAAGACGGTACGACTTCTGATTGGATTCCTGAAGCAAACGTGTTTAAATATGATAGTGTCATTCCCCCGGTACCAACTGCTGAAGGGCAAGGACGTAGACGTAAAACTAGAAGCAAGAGATCTAAACGTAGAAAGACACATAGAAGATAATGGACCAAATAGTTCTGCAACTACTGCAAGAATGTGTTAGTTCTCGTACACGTGCGATGGATCGAATTGCTTATTGGGAAGATAGATCTGAGATTGCTCATACAATTTTGGAACAGGAATCTCGGATTTTGACTATGATTGGAACTATTATGAATCGTCAACGTATTCCATTGACACTGACATTTCCAATTAATATGGATATGACTAATATGGACAATGTTATTGTAGCACCTACAGCAGAACAAGTTAATCATGAATTGGTTCCTTTGGACGCTTCTTCACAGCAGACTTGTTCAATTTGCCAGGATGCGATTCAGGCTGACGGATGTCAACTTCGTGGATGCCAACATTCTTATCATCGGGCTTGCATTCAAGTGTGGTTTTCGACCAGTGTTCGTTGCCCAGTATGTCGACGAGATATTCGAGAGGATCCGGAATCCCAAACATCTTCTGAGTCTCAATAAATGCTTTTTCACACGGTGTTCCTGTAGGTGGCAGAATGAACCGTGGAAGAGGATCAGATTCTCCGTATTGCAGTCGATGAAATACTCTCCTGATATCATGCTGACATTCTTTTAAGAGATCGTGAACTTCAGGAATGTCTATCTCTCTAGCTGTTGGAGGAAAACATCTCAGAATCTTAACTATTGAATTACGTTTCAAGATTGTAGGAGTTTCATTTCCTGTACACAGAATAGGTACAGTTCTTCCTGGATCGCGAATCCATTCTACAATTTTATTTTGAGCATGTGGGTCAGATCCGTCTAACTCATCTAAGATCACACAAGTCTTTTTAGTATTTCCTAGAAGCAAAGAATGAATATTTATTGATCCTCTACAGGAATCTCGTAGACGATCAACATCTTCATAACTGCGTATGGATACAGACGCATTAATTTCCAATGGATAAAACCCGAATGTACGTGCCGAACATAATGCTAGAGTTGTCTTACCAATTCCAGGTGGACCAGTTAAAAATATTGATCCTTTAAAATCTGATGTCAAATAAGCCTCCAATTCCTTTTTAATTTCAGGATGACCAAAAACACCATCAAGGTATTCTGGACGATAAGATTCAGAATGCATTATTCAAGTATGTTATCCATCTCTAAGTAAAAATTTCGCCCTTTTTGTTTCTTTTTTTTTGGGTTTAAGACTTTACGCGCCTAACGATTTTTTATACAGGTCTTAATTCCTGGTTTGACCACCGAATAGGCGGTGAGCCTGCTTGTAGACGCTGTCAAGGTTTAGTCCGAGGTCCTTACCTCTAAACATAACATTGGTGACGTGCTTCCGCCACTGTTCAGGCGTAGTAGAGCGCGTCAAGCTGTAGAATTGATCCTCATAGTTACGCCCCCCACTCACTAGCTCGCGGCTAATGTAGTGGAGAAACGTTTCCAGTGTCAGATTCTTGCCCAGCCGAACTGCCACGCTTTCTTCTCGCACAGGCACAACTGCCTCTGGCTCCTCACCCGCTGCCGCGGCTGCTGCCGCTGACATAGTAGCCGTCTTTTTCTTTAGCCTGGTCAGCACACCCTCGGGCACTGCTGGCTTAGCTGGCGGCGCAGGCTTGACCTTCTCGACCTTCTCCTTGCGTTCCACCATCCCTGCGAAAAGCTCATCCACCTTGCCGGCTAGCCCATCCACAGTGACTGCCAGCTCTCTGAGCCTAGCGTCATTTGCCGCTTCCTGCAGCTCTGCAGCCGTTGGCTGCGACACACTTGTACAGTTCCCCATCTTGCTTAAATCGCCTTTGTAGGGTTGCTCAGTGTGTATTATCCTGCTAACCACAATTCTATAAAAAAAGATTCCGTTTTATCGTCCCTTTCGGATAAAAATTTCGCCCTTTTTGTTTCTTTTTGTTTTTTTTCATTTTTTGTTTCTTTGAGTTTAAGACTTTACGCGCCTAACGATTTTTTATACAGGTCTTAATTCCTGTTTTAGTTCAAGCTGGACAAGTTGTCGGGGTCTACCGCCACGGCATACTTTCCCACAAGTGCTTTTTTTATGATCTCCAGGTAAGTGAGCACTTCCTCAATCTTGGCTACACATTCGGCTACCTTAGCCTCAACGCTTGCCTTTGCCTTCTGTTGGCACCTAGCAAGAGCAGCCGAGTTCATCCCGGAAATGTCTCCCCACAAAACCTGGTGATAACCAATTGCCTTGTATAAAATGTCTGCCTCCAGACCTGTAATCTTTTTCTCCTCCAACTGCTTGTCGACCTCAAAGAGGTCAGCCCTGGTTTCGTCCAGGAATGCGTTCCTAACCTCTACGTCAAATGAGGCAGAGGTCCACTCTTTTTTGTTCATGGCAGTCTCCAGAGCAAGTTTAAGTTGCTCCATGACGACAGCCCCCCGAAACTTCATTTCGTCAGTTGTAACGGCCCTCCCAAACTTGGTGAACCAATCCACCATGTCTTTGGGGGTCTCGCTGTAGCCGGTTAGTTTCCTGACCTGCTCCATATACTCGATGTACGAGTCGCGTACAGCCTTCTGCATTCTGCGTACAGAGCTAAGCTTGAAAGCTTTAAGCGCGGTAAACAATTGTAGAGGGCTTAATCTCTGCTCAACACAATTCTATAAAAAAAGATTCCGTTTTCTTGTTCCTGTCGATCCAGAACTTGTTCCTGTCGATCCAGAACTTGTTCCTGTCGGTCCAGAACTTGTTCCTCAACACTGACCATTCCAATTTGTTCCACAAGACTTACAGATTGCACACGCTTGAGATAAGGTTTTAATTTTTGTTGGATCAAATGCGTGACATACAGAACCATCCGGAGGCAAGCACATAGAACCATTTTTAGTCCAATGATCTGGACAGCCTTTCAGATTAAGAACTGAAGGTATGATCAGAATTTGTGGATTGAATACAAATCTGTACAGAATAAAGAAAAGGATACACCAACCTACAGTCCATACGGCAATCGTCGTATTACTCATTCTTGCTTAAATACAAGAAATGGATGTCGCTAGACATGTCTTTGAAACGTTTTTTCGAGATGTAACAAATCCTCTAGTTCGCCATCATTTAGACTCTTTTAAAGATTTTGTTGATATTAAGATACCTAGATATATCAAAGCTTCAAATCCATTGAAACTTTTGTTAGCAGATGGACGTCTGATTGAAGTTTATATTGGAGGTAAAGAAGGAGACCAAATTAGATATCATGTTCCGCAAACAGAAGGTAATGCTTTGTATCCTCACGTCTGTCGTCTAGAAAACCGAACGTACAAATTTGACGTGTACACAGACTTCTATGTAGAATATATTTATGAAGATCATCGAGACACTAAAGAATTCAAAGATGTTTTTTTAGGCAGTATTCCTCTGATGTTAAAAAGTTCTCTGTGTCACCTATCTTCAATGGATTCTGATGCTCTAGATTCTGTTCATGAATGTCGATATGAATTAGGAGGATACTTTATTGTAGATGGTCAAGAACGTGTTCTGCTTACTCAAGAATCTTTGGGTGCCAATATGTTTCATGCTAAGAAACGCAAAGTTCTCATCAAAGAAAAAGTTGCTCGAACAATTACAGAATACGAATCTGAATCAAAAATTGAAGGATCAACAAAAGGTGAAGAATTTGAATACGTATGTGGAATTTCATCAACATCTGAAGATGGTACTCGTGGCCCTTATTCTCACATGGTCCTGATTCCTCCAAAACAGAGAATTCCTGATGATCCTTCAGATATTCAAAAAGTTCAAGATTGGTCTACCTTTTCAGCAAAACGATTGGCTACTGTGAAACTACCTGGATTCCTACAAGCTGTTCCGTTACTCAGTGTTTTCAAAGCTTTGGGAATTTCTAATGATAAAGATTTGTACGATATTGTTCTCTGCGGAGTTTCTGAAACAAAGAGGACTCAGTATGATACATTATTTTTAAATTTGATTCTGTCACATGAAGCATTTTTAAAACAGCAAGAAGAAGATGACTTAGACTTATTAGTCAAAGAAACTCGTGCGAAAAGTCAGGCAGTTGTCTTCAATAATTTTTATTACAAGTTGTTTCCTCATTGTGAAGCTCAAGAAGAATCTGTTGCTACATTTTATCGTCGTAAAGCTTATCTGCTGGGCGTGATGACAAAAATGGCAATGGATATTGATTTAGGGATTGCCGAGAATTCCGATCGTGATCATTTTAAGTTTAAGAGACTGTCAGCTGCCGGAGAATTATGTTTTGAAGAGTTCCGCCGAATCTATATTGATGTAGCTAAAGATTTTGTGACAGCAATGGATTCTCGTGTAGAGTTCGAACAAGCAAACTATGCTGGTCGTAAACTTTCTGAACTATTGCAAGAAGATACTCTGAGACAACGTTACTGGAAATCGGCTGAATTCATTAACCGATTTTCAAAATCATTCAAAGGACAATGGGGTGGAGCTGATGGAGTATGTCAAGTTTTATCTAGATATTCTTATATTGGAACGATTGCTCATGTTCGTCGTGTAAACTTAATGATGGATAAAGATTCCAAAAGTTTAGAAGCTCGTCGTCTACATTGCAGTACATGGGGAATGTTGTGTCCCGTAGATAATCCAGATGGTGGAAATATTGGTATGATCAAATCTCTAGCTTTGTTATCAAAAATTAGTACACAAACTGATTCTCGTATCCTGAAAGAAAGAATCAGATCAGAAAAGGATTTTTTGTCAGTAAGTATCCTGCCTGCAGTATGGGATCCTAGATGGACACGGATATTTTTGAATTCAGACTTATTAGGTGTTTATCGTGGGAATACAGAGACTCTACATTCTAAACTTGTAGATGAACGTCGTTCTGGTAAAATTCATGTTTTAACTTCATTATTTTGGAATCGTACACAGAATGAGTACGTGATTTTTTGCGATGCTGGTCGTATATGTCGTCCGTTGTACAAAGAAGTAAAGCCTGAATCAATCAAGTCTGCTACTACATGGCAAGGAATCTTGAAACATATGGAATACGTTGATCCTCAAGAAACAGAAGGAATCTTGATTTCTCGAGAACCTTTTAAGGGAACACATTCAGAAATTCATGGAATTGCGATTTTATCTCCTTCAGCAATTATCAATCCTTTTGTAGATCATAACCAAGCACCTAGAAATATGTTTTCTTGTCAGCAAGTGAAACAAGCTTGTTCGTGGTACAATACTGCGTTTAGTAAAAGATTTGATACAATTTCAACATTATTACATAGTCCACAACGTCCTCTATGTGAAACATGGGTTTCTCCACAAATTTTAGGAGGAAATAATTGTATGCCTTATGGTGAAAATGCTATTGTAGCAGTAGCTATTTATTCTGGTTATAATCAAGATGACTCAATTATCTTGAATGATTCTGCTCTTAAACGAGGAATGTTTCAAACATCTTATTACCATTCTTACGATTTTCAAGAAGAATCGCTGAATCAGAATTTTAAAGATGGTGTAATTCAAGTTGTCAATTCTACAGAAATATGTAATCCTGCAGTAGATCCCAAGTATCGCGAAACTGTTATCTTATCAAAATCAGATTACTCCATGTTGGATTCTCTAGGTGTAATCAAAATTGGTTCACATGTTACACCAAATACTGTGTTGGTAGGTATGGTAACGCCACAACTAAATTCTCGTGGTGAAGTATCAGGATTTCGGGATACATCAAAGACTCCGAAACGAGGACAGCATGGTACTATAGATGGAATTTATCGTTATACAACTGCAGAAGGACTTCAAGGAATAAAGATCAGAATTGCAGAAACACGTCTACCTATTTTGGGTGATAAGTTCAGTGCTCGTCACGGACAAAAAGGTACATGCGGTATTCGTCTTCCGGAAGAAGATATGCCGTTTACTGCGTCTGGACTGAGACCTGATATGATTGTTAATCCGTGCGCATTTCCTTCTCGAATGACTATTGGACAATTTGTTGAATCTATGTCAAATGTTCTTGCAGTAGATCTTGGAGTCTTAATTGATTCTACAGCATTCAGTTCTCAGAATAGAATTATGGACACTAAAGAAATTATGTTACAGTTAGGGTATCATCCATACGGAAATGAATTTTTGTACAATGGTCAGACTGGTGAACTTATCCAATCTGAAATCTTTATGGGACCTACTTACTATCTGCGATCAAAGTTGATGACCGAAGATAAGATTAATTATAGAAGTACAGGACCAATAACTAAACTAACTCGTCAACCCTTAGAAGGACGTGCCCAAGATGGAGGTCTACGTATTGGTGAAATGGAAAGAGATGGTTTATTATCACATGGTATAATGGGATTTTTAACAGAATCAATGATGAAACGATCTGATGCGGCAGAATTCTTATTCCAACCTGATTTAGGACGCCTAGATGCCCAAGATGGACATCCAACAACTAAAGTACAAATTCCTTACTCAATGAGATTATTATTACAAGAAATGGAATCAGCACATATTCAATTGAAACTATCTTCGTGAACGCATTTTTCTTGCCTTAGTTTTATTACTTTTACGTCTACGTCTACGTGTTCTACCTTGTCCTTCAAATGCTTTTCCTGCCACACCTTCACCTTCTTCGTCTGGTCCAAACCGTCTAGAACTTTGTTCATAATCATCTTCAGTTAATTTAGCATGACATTGTCCAAATCTTTTTCTGTCATCACCTTCTCTTACAGCAATTGGTTTACCTTTCCTAAATAATAAATTATCTTTCCACACGCTAAAAAATCCCTCAGTAAATATTTTTGATATTTCGCTAAATTCAATATCTATTGCTCGTGTTATATCATCAATAGTTTGTTTATCTTTCGCATTTTTTGGATCATAATCTTTTAATACTTCTAATTTTTGGTTAATCTTTTCTTCGAACGGTGGATGACTATCGTCCCCTTTTATTATTTTATTAAAATATTCATAAGTACAAGGATGCCCTGATTCTTTAAATAAATCAAATGCTGATTTTTTTCCCGGTCTAGTAGGCCATTGTTTCTTAATATAAAAGCTTAGACGTTCTTTAATTTTAGGAGGAAATCGGACACCGGGAGCATCTAATAAAATCTCGACTTGTTTATCTGTTATAGTGTCAGAAGGTCTAGTGAATCTTGACATAAAATCAAATAACCCAGACTTAGGTTCCATTATATTCAATAACGGATTTTATTAGTAGCAACATAGAAATGGAAAAGATGGATTCCATGTTCGTCATTAAACGCGATGGTACGAAAGTTCCTGTCAGTTTTGATGAAGTTCTACATAGAATCCGTTCATTGTCCGATGGTCTACAAGTAAATCCTGATCTGGTAGCACAGAAAGTATGTTCTCAATTGGAGAATGGAATGGAGACTAGAAAGCTAGATGAGTTTGCTGCGGAAACGTGTGCAACCATGCAATCTAGATACCATCCTAATTATGGACTTCTGGCTGCTCGTATCATGATTTCTAATCATCAGAAGAATACGCCTTCTTCTCTACTTGAATGTGTTCGTGGTCTAGATGTACATCCCGACTACACTATGCTAGTTGAAAAGAATGCTATTGAATACGAGAAGATGATTGATTACACGAGAGATTTCATGTTTGATTATTTCGGTTTCAAGACTTTGCAGAACGGCTATCTTCTTCCTGGAGAAAGACCTCAACATATGTGGATGCGCGTAGCTATTCAGTTGCACGCTGATCAGTTTCAGCTGGTCTCCGAAACTTATGATGCTCTGTCTCAAGGATATTTCATTCAAGCTACTCCAACATTGTTTAATGCGGGAAGACGTAGACCGCAAATGTCTTCATGCTTTCTGCTCACTATGAAAGATGATTCTATTGATGGAATTTACGATACTCTGAAACAGTGTGCCCAAATTTCTAAGTGGGCAGGTGGAATTGGGTTGTCTGTACATACTGTACGCGCACGTGGAACTCTAATTAAAGGAACAGGTGGCGATTCTACTGGATTGGTACCTATGCTCAAAGTGTTTAATGATACAGCAAAATACGTGAATCAAGGCGGTAAACGCAATGGTTCCTTTGCAGTATACCTAGAACCTTGGCACGCTGATATCGAAGAGTTTCTCAAACTGAGATTGAATCAAGGTGCTGAAGAAGACCGAGCTCGTGATCTATTTTATTCATTGTGGATTCCAGATCTATTCATGAAACGTGTAGAACAAGATTCGCATTGGACTCTGATGTGTCCTCATCAGTGTCCTGGTTTGGCTGATCGTTGGGGACCTGAATTTGAAGCATTGTACAAGAACTATGAAGATCTTGGTAAAGGACGTCGTGTCAAAGCAAAAGATATCTGGAAACTTGTTATGGATTCACAGATTCAAACTGGTATGCCTTATTTGTGCTACAAGGACGCTGCGAATTCTAAGAGTAATCAACAGAATTTGGGTACGATCAGATCATCAAATTTATGTGTAGCACCCGAAACTAAAATTAGAGTAAAGAAGGTCATTGGTGATGATAAAGGATATGGTATTCCATATTCGTTTGATTCATATGAGATTTGTGATTTTGAAAATAAAGAAATTGAAATTTGGAATGGTTCAGCATATAGTAAGGTAACTGTCAGGAAAACTGGACATTCACAGAAACTCCTAAAAGTAACTGTTTCTATAAATGGTAACAACAGAGTTCTATACTGCACAGAATATCACAAATTCATTCTACCAACAGATAAAGATATTGCAAAATGCGAGCGTATTGAAGCAAAAGAACTGCAAACAAATACTATTCTTATGGGTTACTATTCTGCTTCTAATGTTTGGACATCTCAAAAAGTTATTTCAGTAGAATTTGATGGTCGTTATGATGATACATATTGCTTTAATGAACCTCTGAACCACGCAGGAATCTTTAATGGTATTCTAACTGGAAACTGTACAGAGATCATTGAATATTCTAATCCACATGAAACGGCAGTATGTAATCTAGGTTCTCTAGCACTACCTAAATTTGTAGAAGGAAATACCTTTAACTTTGATAAGCTCAGAGAGTATACAGCAATTCTGACTCGCAATTTGGATATTGTGATTGACAAAAATTATTATCCTACCGAGGAAACTCGTAGATCTAATATGCGTCATCGTCCTATCGGAATTGGAGTTCAAGGTTTGGCAGATGTATTTGCCAAGTTGAGACTGGCATGGGGATCTCAGGAAGCGAATAATCTGAATAGAGAAATCTTTGAACATATTTATTTCGCGGCTCTGAGTGCTTCATCGCAAAGAGCGTATGAACTAACAGAGTATGCGCATATGGGTATTACGTTTCCAGGTTCATATTCTTCCTTTGATGGTTCACCAGCTTCTGAAGGTAAATTCCAACCTGATCTGTGGAATGATCAACCTAGAACAAAACTAGATTGGGAAACCTTGAAAGCACATGCTTCATTGAATTTGCGTAATTCTTTGCTGGTAGCTCCAATGCCTACAGCATCTACATCACAAATTCTGGGAAATAATGAGTGTTTCGAACCGTTTACTTCTAACATGTACACTCGTCGTGTTTTGGCAGGTGATTTTATGGTAGTCAACAAGTATCTGGTTGAAGACTTGGTCAAACTAAACTTGTGGACTCCGGAAATTCGAAACATGATTATTGCGAATAATGGATCTGTACAATCCATTCAAGAAATTCCAGCTGATATCAAACTATTGTATAGAACTGTATGGGAAATCCCTCAGAAAGTTCTGATTGATATGGCTCGTGATCGAGCACCCTTTATTTGTCAGTCGCAGTCATTGAACTTGTTTCTCAGCGATCCATCTTATTCTAAACTCACATCCATGCATTTCTATGCGTGGAAATCAGGCTTGAAAACTGGATGCTATTATCTGCGTACAAAAGGAGCTTCGTCTGCGCAAAAATTTACTGTTGAACCTTGTCTGACTTGCTCTTCATAAATTTTCTGAGCTAAAGAACATAAAAGAAATGGGTGATATGGAAGGTGGTTCTTTTGGTCCTACTCTAACTCCTGCATCTATTGGTGGTCGTCGTCGCCGTTCTATGAAGAAACTTCGTCTAGTAAAGAAGAAGACTGTACGTCGTATGTTAGCCAGACAGGGCCTAAGGATGCGTGGTGGTGGTATGGGCGCTCCTGCTCCTGCTCTTGCGTCTGAATCCAAGTCTGATCCTGCCCCTGTCACTGGTAGCATGGGTGGTCGCCGTCGCAAGAGCCATCGTAAGAGCCACCGCCGTCGCAAGTCCTTATTCGGCATGCGTTTTTAATCCTTCGCCAATTTCACTAACTAAAGCGTACAATTTCTCATTAAATCCGTAATGGCATCCATTAGGTTCCCCCGGAGGAGTTTTTCTTGATGATGAATTTTTAGAATGAACAAGAGAAACAATGACTTCTTGAGGAGAGATTTCACGGCACATCTGTTCGCGACCACGAATAAATGTATCGGCTTCTCCAATATCTTCTGTAAATGGAGACCATTCCCAGAACTGTTTTGTAAAACAGAGTGTAGCTTCAGAAACACGTTGAGACATCGGCAAAGTAATCGGAGGTACATTCATGAACGACGTATACTTTTCGATATCATAACAAGGAATGATTGTGCTAAAAACACACTCGCGTTGAGGTTTACGTTTTAGCATAGCTACACGTTGAAGTACACTGTTATTTGGATAGACATCATCATCATCCATAAAGACTATAGTATCATACATTGCGTTCCGGACCCCGATATTTCTCTTTTCAGCAATACCAGTTTTCTGATCTAATCGGACATATTTAACGTTGTGAATACCCATTAATTGTTCTTCAATTGAATCACCATCATCTACAATTACCCATTCCAATTTATCTTCCGGATAACTTTGAATCAAATAAGAATATTTTGCTAGAGGCATAAATTCTGGACGATTGTATGTCAGAGTTACTATTGAAACATCGGGAAGATCTTTCTCATCCATAAAAAGTTTAGACGAATCAAAATCAGGTATCGCAGGACAACTAAAGAATTGAATAAATGACATATGACGTTTTTCGTACAAGGTTCTCATATAATGTGTAATTTTCTTACGTTGAGAAAGAGGACGATCTAGCCATTCAAGAAGACATTGACGTACAGAAGCTGATGATGTATCTACAAGTGTAACCATACAATCAGGATGGTCCATTGTTTGATGTGCTGATCCCCAAAGAACATCTTGGGAATCAGAAGCCAGTTCAATAAACGGTTCAATATTGCTCAGAAGAAGATTACATCCTGCTGACATAGCTTCATTAACAGCATGTCCGAATCCTTCACAGTTAGACAAACAGATTGCCAGACCACATTCATGTAGAAGTTTATCGTATTCGGATTCAGATAAGGTATCATACAGAGTAACCTTAGACTTAATTTCATCAGGAACAAAGAATTCGATTTCTTTCGGATTATGAGGAATATGAAGTTCAGGTAGTTTTGCGTATTCAGGTTTTGATCGTAGATCGTAGTATGCTTTTAGCAAGGGTTTGGGATTACGATAAGGATTTTTTCCTACAAGAACAATTGCCTTTCCGTAATCCTTTTTCTCATGAAAAATTTTATCTATAGAAGTCCATCCAATATAACGAACCTTTTTGGTATGTTGTTTAAATATTTCTTCGGCTTCACGAGTTTTTACCCAGATAGCATCCATCATAGGGATGTACGGAATCCATGTTTTATACGTCCAATCAGGATTAGGAATCCATACATTATATCCTGCGTAAGTCAGCAAACACGGATTCACAATTTCTAGAAAAATGTTTATTTCTGCTTCTGGGCATTCGGGTTGATTAGATGTCACACGATGAATTACAACATCAGGAAATTGATTTGTTATAAGACCTCGTAAGATTGATGCGTCCTGATTCAATCCAGCGGATCCAAAATTGCCAATTAAGTTAATCCTCATTTTAACTAACAGGTGTCTATCTGCTAAATAAGATAAATGCAAATAAAAGAAAATCCGTTGAATATAGCCACTCCAGTAGAAAAACCAACGTGGATATGTGCACATCCGGATGCTAAAGTCTTAGATATTGAACTTAAACGTTTTTTATGTTTTGTTTGTAATCCGGTGAACGGCCGAATGAAAAAAGTTCCACAAGGTCTATTCATGGAAGTTCTGAGAAAAGAATCGTTAGAACGAGAAGAATAAGTTTTTTAGATAAGTACAATGGAACTGGTAAAATATAAAGATACCTTGTACGGTAAAGCAGGAGACTTGTTTATCTGGGATTCCGCATGGGAAACATTTCGCCCGATAAAACAGATCGGATGGAATGGTTCTGTAATCACACATGTATATGTGTACACAGATTTATTAGATCCTTGGTACGGATTCGGTTCTTCCGAAATGCGTGAAAAATGTCGTCAACTTACTGAGACCACAGATCGAGAAAAGTATGGAACAGATTTATCAAAATTTATGGATTCTGAATGGTTACGCGACAGAAAAATTCCTCTGTTACCATGTGCCCCACGTGATGCTAAAACATGGTCGGGTTATCTAAATACAATGGGATTACGCAGAAAAACTATACGTCGTGATTATCTTCGTAAAACGAAAAAGCGGGTTTAATCCACTTTGTTTTCTTTGTTTACCAGCAGATGAACCACCAAAGGGGGCCCAACAGTTTCTTTCTTTCTTCAAGTCTCTTCCTCTCTTCTGCTTTTGCAGCTGCCTTGATAGCAGCCAATTGCGCTACTGTAGGTAATGACTCCAGATAGGCAAGCTCGGCTGCGTGATGAGCGCACAAGACTCCTTGGACCTTACCGCATTCGCACTTCATAAATCCGTCGGCCATTTGTCTCTGTTTGACAGCATCATTTCTATAATTTTAGAATCCGTTTTACTCTACTCTAGGAATAGGGTAAGATTCAGGTTTACCATAGGTGACCTCAGCCAGAGATAGTTTTAGAGGATGTCCATTATTTGGATTACCATGATGTTTTTCAATATAAGGGATTCTTCGTAGAGCACCACCTAATTTACCCGGACGACCTAAAGATCCATCTTGAGATACTTGAGGACCACTGATTGCTGTTCTGAAATCTGCTCGGACAGGGCGAGAATTTCTGTTTCCGTGATGAATTAACTTTACTGTATGGTCTGCTTGTGTCAATGTACTTGTGCAGTTGAAAGGATTCTGAGCTCCTCGAACAACATTCTGAGCTTCACGAGATTGTACACCTAGACGATCCAATGCCGGATTACGAACAACTAGTTGAGTATTACCTTGAGGTTGGAAGAGAGGGCAAGGTGGTGCTTGATATCCTTGATTTAGTCCTCTTTTTTGTCCATCAGAATTTCCATCAGCGTTCTTAACTAAGGAAGGGGCAGGAGTAGCGCGAACACAATATTCTTCGGTGATCTTTGATGGTATAAATGTATCAGCTCCAACTGCACGAGCTCCGCGAGTCAAGGTAAAAAGCGATGCATCTTGTACACGTCCGCCTGCCCCAGTTCCAGGATACGAAATAGGCATTTTTCGGTTTGCTTGATCTACTCTAACAGCAGTGGGAAGGAAAGGATCTGACTGATTGTTAATTACGTGATCCGTAGGACGCCGAATCCAAGATGCTCCTAACTTTGTACGTTCAGTGTATGTAGACGCATCACCAAGAGCCAATCGACGATCAATGATGCGTGGTCGATTAATTTGTTGAGTTCGTAAATAATCAGCATAGGACATCTTTGTGTTCTACGAGGATTTTATTAGAGGTCAACATGAGTCAACAGATGTCGTCGGCAACAAGTTCTCGTAACTCCAAGTTCATCCAAAGCTTTTCCGTGAGGAGACTTTACTGTTGTTTGAGTCAAATATGTCAGCTTTTCATCTTTAGTTAGTTCACGAACTTTTTCCAAATAAGCCAGCCACTTTCCGGCGAGGACGTTATTGCATGATACGCAGCGAACAGGAATAATCATTTTTCCTCTTTCTTATTTGATTGACTCTAATCCATTTTCGATGCTCTAAACAAAGGAATGAAAGACACATTTTTGGCATCGGGGTTAGCAATCTTATTTGCTTTAATTCTTTTATCCAATTGGAGATTTAATTCAACTTTACATATGCTTTCCATGTTTGGACGTCCGGCTGCCTCAATCTTTATTTTGGGTTGTGTTGCTGTTCTATTTTATAAAGACTTTCCTCTGACAGGTCTAGTAGCTGGTTTGCTTTCCGTCTATCTATTGAAAACTGTATGGACAACTTGGCCTCGATCAGATGAAAAAAGATTACATCAAGAAATGGCTAGAGATCAAGCAAGATGGAATACTATTGATACCCAATTTGGCAATAAGACTGCCGTTCACGATTCTCCCGTAGTGATGGTACCTCCTGATCCGTTTCCAGAAATGTTAGTCTTTCCTCCAAGATCCGAAACATTACAAGAAATGTGTGGGTAAGGCTCCCCAATGGTAGTCGCCAGATCTCCCTACCATATCACAGCCAATTCAGAACATGACCAGTATTCTGATCCACCACCTGGTAGACGACGATGTACAATAAATGGCAACTTGCGTTCCAAAATTTCACGTTTAGCTAAGTTCCAAATAAATTGAGTACTTGCTGTATCAAGTCCTTTAATTTCAACAAGTGGTTTTGATCCTTCAGCCAGTTGTTGAGCACGCATTCCTAGGAGTACAGTATATTCATACTTGGAATAATAAGGTAATGTTTTGCGTTCTGTTGTCACAACATCTTCGCGTTGTACAGGAATGACTTCCGGGTGCAGAATTCGAGATGTTTCACGAAGAGCTTCCATTTATACTTATTTTACTCCAATACATAAACACATCCATTTTACAAAAACGGAAAAATTTTAATGTGTGCTCAGTTTAGTAAAAGATGAAACGACATGATCCTATCGGAATTCGTTTCTTACGTCCGATAGTTAAGGTAACAAAGACTATCACCGAAAATGAAATAAAGATTCCTGTAAAAAAACAGAAGCTTAACATAGAAGAAACCAAAATGCCACCAATACCTAACTAGTTTGTGCGTTTTGTTTCCATGTTGTATCGCAATTTGCACATTGGTACATCCAAATGACATTTTGGCGATCGATTTTTACTCCTACAACGTCTCCTTTAGTACCTGTCCGTGAAGGACATTCTGGAGCAGGACACTGGATTTCAGTAAACCGAGGCAAAGTAGGATCGTGTTTCAGATAAGGATTCAGTACAAGTTTTGCTGAAGTATCTTCACGGAGAACATGTTCGTAGACTACAGGATGGTCAGGGCTGATTTTTTCTTTGTATTCACATTTACGACAATTCTGAACTGCAAAGGGATCTCCTTTTGAAGAATCCTCTTCAATAGAGTACAAAACATTTTTGCACAACGGACAGAACTTCATTTTTAGTATTTCAGAGGAATACTTATTTGGATCCATTTTCAAAAAACGGAAAGTTATGATGACTGCGGATTTAATGCAAATAAAATGGAGGGTGTTCTTACAACTACCATCTCAGTAGAAGAGCTGCTTAGACAGCTAGAACAAGAAATCATCGTTGCGAATCCAGAATGGCAACGCAACGATGTATGGTCTGATGGTATGCGAATGGAACTTATTCAAAGTATTCGCGAGAAACTTCCAATTCCACAACTAACATTCTGGAGTCGCCCCGGTGGCACAAAAGAAGTAGTTGATGGAAGACAGCGTATTACAGCAATCCAGCGCTATTTTGTTGGAAAGGTTAAAACTGGCAAGGAAATCCCAAAGTTCAAAGATCTTGGGGAAAATGACAAACGTCTGTTTCTCAGCACGAATGTGTACATCATGCTTCTACCGGAAACGGCTGAGAAGCTTGTGATTGCTGATTACTTTCAGCGCATTAATGTTAAGGGTAAGTCCCTTTCAAATGGTGAGATGATTAACAGTCACACATCATTCTCTGCTGTTGTAAAGGAAGTTAACAAGCTGTTCTTTACCTCTAACGAGTTCAGCTCAAATTGGTGCGAGATTTTCGGTGTGGATGGCCTCGAGGGAACTCAACGCATGACTCATCTGGAAAACACTGTACCATATTTGACGTCTTCTCTAAAAGGATCAGCTGAACTGAATCAGTCTTATCCGGTCATTGTAGACACTCTTAAGAAGACCACTAAGGAAACTGTGGATGAACATATGCCTCAGTTTATGGAGCGCATGAATGTGCTTCTGGATGTATTCAGAAAGCTCAAGGAGAAATGCCCTGCATACATTGAAGAATGTAAGACAGGACTACCAAAACTACGTCAAGTGGCTGCAGTTTGGTCAAGTATCATTGAGCCGGACGAACGTCTTCCAATGGAAAATATTCCAGATTTCTGGTCTTCCTTCATTAAGAAGGTTGAAGAATCTGATGATGAAGATGATCTTCATCTAAGATGGTATGGCCACATGAGACGCAATGGCAAGAAAGAACAGTTGAGAACTGAAATTGAGTTTGCAATTGAGAGGTCTTAAAGAAGGAAACTTCTTTTTTTCAAAAACGAATTAAGACAGAAATTAATGTCTCGTCATTAAATTACGCCATGGAAGGACCGATGAATCTACAGAAATTTCTGATGGCTAACACATCTTCTACTGCATTTACTCATACCGGACTTAAGGGCGGTAAATACTGGATTCCAGATGATAAACTTGACCAATTTTATGATCTGTACTCTGAATGGATTCTAGATGGAAAACCGGCATTCTTGGTAGAAAAGAATACGCGTATTGGATCTTTGAGAGTTGACTTTGATTTTGTTTATGAATCTGGAGTAAAAACTCATCAGCATACACGTGAACAAGTCATTTCCTTTTGTAAGGCTTATATGGCTCAAGTGGGAGAATACCTAGAACTTCCGGAAACGGTTGATCTGTACATTATGGAAAAGCGTAAGCCTACTTTTGATGAAAAGCGTAACAGAATGAAATCAGGGATACATATTGTAGTTCCTGGGTTATCAACAACAACTGCAGTTGAACAAAGTATTCGACGAAACCTTTTGAAGACTATGGACACTTATTTTAATGGACTTCCACTCCAAGAGAAATGGGACAAAGTATATGATGAAGGTGTTGTCAAACGATCAGCAAATTGGATGGTTTACGGATCTAAGAAAGGAGAAGAAGAATCATTGCCTTATATGATTTCCTATACCTTGAATTACAAGGATGGTGACATTACGGTAAACACTGAAATTCCAGCAGTAACTTCTCAACTAGTAAAACTTCTTTCTGTACGCAAACAGGATTCGGAGGAAACTCCAATGACTCCTAAAGCTCGTGAAATTTATACTGCTGGTCAAGATCCGCTAATTTCAGGTGGACGAGCAGTAACTCCTGCCCGAGGAAGACCTGCTCAACGTGAACCTGGTTCTCGCGCATCTTCTCCTCATCGAGGTGTTCGTGCTATTGATCCAGAATACAAAGATTACTTGAAAGCTCACATAATGAACTTGAGATCTGAACGTTCTTCAGATTATCAATCGTGGCTAAATGTAGGCATCTGTCTTCACAATATTCATCCTGATCTTCAAGATGTATTTCTAGACTTCAGTTCACAAAATGAAGAAAAATTCAATGAAGCAGATTGTATCCAGAAATGGAACACTATTAATTTCCGTAATGATGGAGATCGTCTAGGAATTAATTCTTTGTATTACTGGTCTCGTACTGATAATCCTGAAGGATATCTAGCTATTGAAAATCAGAATGTAAGTCGTCTTCTTGAACAGGCATGTTCAGGAACAGAACACGATGTAGCTAAAGTTGTCAATGCCAAATTTCGTGATCTGTACAAGTGCTGTGATTTCGGTAAGAATGTGTGGTACAGATGGGCTGGTCATATTTGGACAGAAACTGATTCAGGTGTAGATCTTCAAATCCGACTCTCTTCTGAAATCGCTTCTCTATTCTTCGGAAAGATGAACTTGATCAGCAGGGATATGGAAGAACGTAATTTGATGCGATGTGTATCTATTGAATCTAAGACTGATTGTGGAATTTGCGAATATTGTAAACTGGAACATCAACGTACAGGACTTAATAAGATCTATACAAAACTGAAGACTACAACATTCAAAAATAATGTTATGCGTGAATGTCGTGAACTGTTCTTCGATGAACAATTTACTAAGAAAATTGATTCTAACAAAGAATTGGTGGCTTTTAACAACGGCGTTCTAGATTTGACTACTTTTGAATTTCGTGATGGGAAACCTGATGACTATATAAGCTTCAGTACCGGAATTGACTATGATCCTGAAAGAGACTATAGAACATATCCTGAATGGGCACAGATTGAATTGTTTCTCAGTCAAGTTCTTCCAGATCCTGAAGTTCGTCTATATTTCATGAAACATCTGTCTACCTGTTTGGTAGGTGGAAACAAAGCACAGAAGTTTCATATTCTGACTGGTTCCGGTTCAAATGGTAAATCAATGTTGATGAATCTGACTGCAAAAGCTTTGGGTGATTATGCGGCAGTTGTACCTATTTCATTGTTCACTCAAAAGCGTGGGAAATCTGGGGCGGCAGCTCCTGAAGTGATCAGGCTAAAGGGTAGACGATTTGTAACTATGCAAGAACCTGATGAAAAGATTGCGCTGAATACTGGTTTGATGAAAGAAATCTGTTCTTGCGAAAAGATGTACGCACGTGACCTGTTCAAGTCAGGCACAGAATTTGAAGTTCAAGCTAAGTTTCATCTTGCTTGTAATGACAAACCTGAAATCAATTCAACGGATGGTGGTACATGGCGTAGACTGATGGTTATCAACTTTACTTCCAAGTTTGTTGAGAAACCGGTAGAATCATTTCATTATCCGATTGATGAAACTATTCAGCACGCAGTAAATTCTGTCGGCTGGGCAACACCGTTTCTCAGTTATCTGATTTCAACGTTTAAAGCCGGACACGGTTATCATAAACTGGTTCCTCCTGGAAAAGTTATGGAGTATACGTCTGAGTATCGTAATGATAATGATGGTATTGCTAGATTTATCACAGAAAAGATCGGCGAACCTTTGGAAGATTCATTGGTATCTAAAGAAATGCTGAGATCTACATTCAAGCAATGGAAGATTCAGAACGAGCAGATGTCTCTGACTCCTTCTGATCTGGAAAAAAGAATTGTGGAATTGTACGGTAAGTATTCAAAAGGCGGTTGGCCTACATTCAGAATCTTGGACGCTTAACGACGACTAGTTCGGTGTTTACGTCTACCTAGCATACGATCACCCTTTGCTGTTCTAAGAAGTTTTCTCATACTTTTTCCTGATGCCGGATCATAACCGAAATGTTTTTTTAGACGACGACCAGCAGTTTGAACCATTGTTTGACTGTCTTTTACAGCAGTTTCAACTGAAGCAGGTAATGGAGATGTTGGAGCTTGGGACATTACTGGAGCTGAAGTGGGTTTAGTTGCCAAGGGATTATTCTCTTGAAACCAGGCAGACCAAGATTCAGCACCTCCTTTAGTTTTTCTTCTGCGGGCCATTTACTTTACGCAGAGAAGTTATCTGCGACTAGCGGCGACCGGCCACTGGGACATATTCTTTTAAGTAAGGAAGGGCAAAGGATACTACCGCAAAAACTACCGCTAAGTTTAGACCTTGAACTAGGAGATCGCCAATATTTAATTTGATCCCGCCAAGAACAATAACTAATTTCCCGACATCACCTTCTGCTGAAGCTAGTGGAGATAACATGGGCAGAACTAAGTCACGAATGACTGCGTTAAAAAACTTGCTCAGCGACATACCTACATAAATAGCAACTGCAAACGTAACTACCTGATTATCTACCATTTAATATAATGGATACAAAATTCTGGGGACCCTCGGGATGGAAACTTCTTCATCTAATAACTTTTGAACGTGGATCTCTCCAGAAGAAAAAAAAGTTATTCTCTGTTCTTGGTCAAGTTCTTCCTTGTAAATATTGTCGTCAGTCAACATCTGAATACATTCGTGATGAACCACCTCAAAATAATTTAGCATTATGGTTGTACAACCTTCATAAAAAAGTTAATCATAAATTAGAGTCACAGGGATTACATGCGGCTCCTAATCCTGGTTTTTCACAAGTTGTCAAAAAATATCGTGAAGACTTAAAAACTGCTTATCTTCCTGGAATACCTTTTTTGCTATCTATGGCTTATAATTTTGATTCAGAAACACATTCACGTGAAGCACATCAACAATTTTGGGAAGCTTTGAAAGACTTGTATCCTAAACAAGGATTACCACGTGTCCCTGAAATTCACGATTGTTATTTTCATGATGTGTATGATATCTTAGTGGAAATGGGATTTCAAGGATCTTATACAGAAACATTGAAAGCAATAGCAAAACATAAAAGTTCCTGCTCAAAAAAAACCTTTAGAGGTCGAACGTGTCGACGCACTAAACGGTAATCAGCTTCATCCTAGTGTAATCATCTTCGGTCTCAAGAATAACTTCAAGAACTCGTCTGACCACGCAGGAATACTTTTCAGACAGGATGGGGATAAACTCCTCGCACTTCCTGATAGTGACTTCTCGAAGTTTTGTGTACTTGAGAAGAATTCGGAACCTTGGATTCAGCAATTGAGCCAGAGCTTTTGTTAAGCTGTGCTCATCATGCTGTTTTGACAGCATTCTGCAGTACTGGTCCCTCACTGTAAGAGCATGGTGCTCTTCTGCTTGCTGCCGCGTAAATTTGCGCACAACAGGGTCAGGATAAATCTTGTTTAGGTTTATCCTGTCCTCGTACTCCAGGTACTTGAACATTAGCTCCCACATGTGGGTATTCTGATAAAGCCCGTCCATTTTTTGGTAGGCTACAATTCTGTAGTATTAAATTCCATTTTAACATGTTATCCAAAATAATTCAAATGACTTGTGCTATATGCTGGGATTCAATGGACATGGAAGAATTTCGAGACGAAAAAGACTCTACAGAAACATGTTTCAAACTAGATTGTGAACACGCATTTCATACAAAGTGTATTATGATGTGTCTTCTGAAATCAAAACACGCTTGTCCATCATGTAATAAAGAAAAAGAACCAAAAGAAGAACTAGAAATTGTCGGACTAGCTCGTAAGTTATGTACAGAAGCATTACGTGATCCTGAAATTTCAGTTATCAGACATGAACTGTATGAAACTCTATCTGATTATCAAGAAAATCTCAGACAACATAAAAAACGTTGTCTGGAAGCAGTTCAAGCAATAACTAAAGAAATGAAAATTGGTGAATATCGATCACATCTTTTATATACAATTGGATTGTTGAAACGAAAAATTAAGAGTAAAGTTACAGAAATGGGTCCTAAATATGTAGGAGCAGCTCTTTTTAAAGAAAATAGATGGGATACATCTTTAGTTGAAAAATTGATATTGCCATTATATGCAGGTCGTAAATGGCGTTTTTACAGATTAAAACATCCGCGATTTTATTGTGATATTATTAAGACTACAAGTAATAAATGAATTGGCTACTTCCAATTGTAATAGGAACTACAGCTATGGTATACGTACATTCTTTTAATCGCATGTTTAAACTGTATGAAAAATCAGAGCGAACTCTAACCTTGGATAAAGTATTCAACTAACCATGTATGCGAATACATTTCTATAAGAATGAGCGCCTGCTCTTCTGTATAGCATTGTTCCGTCACAACTTCCTCCTCCGGATTGTACACATTGGTAAATCGAACGGTATAAAGCTGCATCCTTTTAGGATTACGAAACAATAAGTTATTTATCCGTTTTTCGCTGAATACAGTAAAGATGTTTGATGAAGAAACTTTAAAAGCTTTACAAAAAGCATATAATTCTGAACATCCTAAAGATCCCATTACCGGAGATATTTGGAACTCATTGAAAACTAAACTACATAAAAAATGTCGGGCCGGAAAGACGTCATGTATTGTTGCTCATTTGCTGACACGACCGAAAGCTCCTGATTCTTGGATTACTAAACCAGAAGATTGGTTATCATCTACAGACATTGAAAATGTAGAACACGGTTTTGAAAAGTTATTTCCCAAGTATAAGTTTTTAGGATGTATTCCAATAGACTTTGACCTAAAATCTAATTCTGGTCAATGTTTAGTTAGTGTTTTGTGTTCTTTACATGTTAAAGACTTGTACGCAAAAGGGACCCGCCAAATTGGAATAGTATTCAATACGGATAAACATGATGGACCGGGTAAACATTGGTTTGCTTTGTTCGCAGATGTAGATGAAACTCTGGAATATCCTCGTATAACTTATTTTGATTCGTATGCTACCAACCCCGAAAAAGAGTTGAACGTTTTGATGACCAGATGGAAAAATGAGATTGATGGTATGGGATTAGGTAAGACTGTCCTAACAAGAAATTCAACAAGGCATCAGTACAAAGATTCAGAGTGTGGAATATATTCTGTCTATTTTCATTACTGTTGTCTCCTAGGTATTCCTTTAGATGAACGTATTCCTGATGATGTGATAAATAAATTTCGTAAACTTCTTTTTAAGGTAGGATAATAATGGAAGAAACACCCTTTCTACAAAGATGGGGACCTCCTGTATTTATTGTGTTAATGATTATTATTGGATTATTTCTGATTTATCGTACTATTGCAGGATCAGATATGGCAACAGTAAAACGAGCATCTCTAACTATGGGAACGTATGAACAGGTAACTCAATTAGTTCCTCTAGGATGTCCAACAAGTGATGATACACGATTATGTGATTATTATATAGCATCATCATCCTATTCTGTATTTCCGTCATCTTCAGTATACGATTATATTTCTGATGGAATTTTGCCTCTTGTTATCAAAGCAGGAGCTCGTCTTGTAGAATTAGATGTGTACGCCGATGAAAATAATAAACCAGTTGTCGGCTTAAAAAATGAAACTATGGGATACGATTATGCTAAAAATTCCGTATCATTTGAATCTTGCTGTGTATCCATAGCAAATACAGCATTTAACAAAGTTGAAACTAAGACAGCTTCCGATCCCTTTGTGCTCAGCTTAATGTTTCATACGAATAAACGAGATGTTATGGAAGCTTGTTCTGAAATATTGAAACAAACTTTAGGTGGATACTTTTTACCATCGAAGTATGCTTATGAAGGTCAAGGAACTTTAGATTTAGCTTCTGAACCAATTTGTAATCTTGCTGGAAAACTTATAATCGTTTCAGGTCCTGAAGTAAAAAGTGTACCTGTAATGCATGAACTTGTAAACTTATCTTGGGGATCTTCAAATTTAAGACGTTTATCATTTATGAACGCTTCGCAACCATATGATCACGAAGAATTGATTGATTCAAATAGAAAAGCAATTACTATGGTTATTCCTGATCCTGATCCTGATTTGAAAAATAGTAATCCTACTGTTTTATTCGGATACGGTTGTCAATGGATTATGATGAATTATGGTTCTTTAGACGCAATGATGGAGATCTACGTAGGTAAGTTTCAGCAAGGAAGTGTATTATTAAAGCCCAGTTATTTAAGGTACAAACCGGTCGTCTACAAAAAGCCCGCCCTCCCTCCTCCTGAACATTCTTTTCAACCTATGGCTGCCACATCTCCGATTTACGACCATAATCCAAAAACTGGAGATAAGTCAATTGTATTTTAGTGCCTTCGTGGCGACGAGTATTTTCCTGCGTTTAAATAAAATGGCCAATAAGTGGATTACGCACATCAAGAAAACGATGAAAACGATGAAGAGTCGTGGCACGTACAAGAAAGGTATGGGACTCAAGCAAGTGATCAAAGAAGCCAAGAAGTCCTGGCACAAAGTCAAACATGGTGGCGGTGAAGACTCATCTTCTGAAGAAGAAGCAGATCCTCCTATGGGCGGACGTCGTCGTCGCAAGCATGGTAAAACTCAAAGACGTCGTAAGCACTAAAAAATTATGCGTATGAACATATAAATGGGAGGTGGTCTTCTACAATTGGTAGCTTACGGAGCTCAAGACGCGTATATTTCTGGGAATCCTCAGATCACGTTTTGGAAGGGTCTATACAAACGACACACCAATTTTGCTATGGAACCATTCCGTATCAACTTTAACGGCGAACCTGCGTGGGGAACCAGACAAACTGCAATTATTAATAGATACGCAGATCTCCTCTTTTCTACGTACATTCAGTTAGAACTTCCTACGGTTGATAATTCTGGACAAAATCAGGCAGCCCTCTGGAATCACGGAGCGGCTGATACAGCACCGAATTTAGTGGGAACTGATAATTCAGGATTTGTTCCTCTGGGATTCAATTTTATTGATCGTGTAGAACTTGATATTGGTGGACAAATTATTGATCGTCTGTACTCTGAATATATGTATTTGTGGTCACTACTAACTTCTGATTACCTAAAGGCTCGCAAACTTTCCGATATGCTTACAACACAGAGATATACTGCATCTACCTTTCAGTTTAGTGCCAATCCTGGTTGTACAGGAACAAATGGTCGTCAATCTTTACCTAACGTTCTGTACATTCCCCTGACGTTCTTTTTTACTAAGAATCCTGGAACTGCTCTACCTTTGATTGCCTTACAATACCATGAAGTCAAAATTAACGTAATCTGGAAATCTCCTCAAGAAATTACGGGAGATTATAATGCTAAAGGAACTGAAGCCGGAGCAGTAGGAAACCTTCCTCAAGCTTCTTCTGCTTCTCTCTACATTGATTATATTTACCTAGACACTGATGAACGTCGCCGTTTTGCCCAACAGAGTCATGAATATCTCATTGAACAAGTCCAGTTTAATCAAGATGTAGGAATCAGCTCGGCATCTAGGCGTATTGACCTAACGTTTAATCACCCTGTAAAAGAACTTCTGTGGGTTGTACAACCTACTTGCTACACTAACTGCAAGGCAGATCTAACCAACTACAGACAATCTACCGCACCAGATCGCCTGACTCCATTTGTGTATGATAAGGAAGCTGTATTCGAACAGCATCTACAAATTAACGGCCAAGATCGTCTAGAGAGACGTTATGGTGACTACTTCAATAAAGTTCAACCTTATCAACATCACACTGGTATTCCTGCTGGACCTGGTGTATACATGTACTCTTTTGCTGTAAAGCCTGAAGAACATCAACCTTCCGGAACCTGTAACTTTTCTCGCATTGATACGGCTACTCTAGTTCTGACCATGGACGGAGATGTAAAAGTTGATCAAGGAGAAGGAGATGTGTGGAATGTGCGCGTGTATGCGATCAACTATAACGTTCTGCGTATTATGTCCGGTATGGGCGGATTAGCGTTCTCCAATTAAGCGTCCGGGAATCAAAATTTTTTTTTACAGAGCATACTAAAATGCCCTCTAAAACTCTCAAACGAGGAACTAGAAGACAAGTGTGGAACGGCAAAGCTGAAATGACTGCTGGTGGATTAAAAAAAGAAGACCTTATCAAAAACACGAGAGGACGTATTGTTTCTGTAAAGAAATGTCAGACTATGAAAAAGACCTATAAGGGATCAGATTCTGAGGAAGAACCTGAGACTAACGAGCCTCAACCCAAGGAACCCAAGAAGTCTACAGGAGGATTCTGGAATTTATTTGAATAATATAAATGAAGCAGAAACTTATTTTTATTACTGGGAATGCTAATAAGCTCAGAGAAGTTCGACAAATTTTAGGTGATGATTTTTGTGTAATTAATGTGAATGTAGATCTTCCAGAAATTCAAAGTACAAGTGTTGAAGAAGTAATTTCTGAAAAAATCAAAGAAGCTGAAAAGGTTTTTTCAAGAAAAGATGTTGTTCAGCATATACGAAAACAATTTGAAGAACAAGGTGAAAAATTAAAAAATTCATCTGATTTCACAGTTGTATGTGAAGATACTGGATTTCATATTGATTCATTAAATGTAGGAGAAAAAGCTGAGAAAGGTGATCATATGTTTCCGGGAGCTCTAATTAAATTTTATTTACAAGCGATGGGAGCAGAAGGAATTATTAAACAATGTAAAGGTTCTGATGCTAGACTAACTTGTTATATCGGAATCCTCAAACACGGTGAAATTAAGAAACCAATTTCAGCAGTTGTAGAAGGATCAATTGCTAAAAAGTTTGTTGCTGGAGGATTTGGATTTGATCCTTGTTTTGTTCCAGAAGGAAAGAAACAACCGTACAGTCAATTATCTGCTGAAGAAAAAAATGAGATTTCTCATAGAGCACTAGCTTTTAGAAAATTAAAAGAGTATCTGAAATAATGACTTTAAGCACATTCTCACAAGAACTATAAAATGTATTCGGTGGAAGCAAAGACTGTTCAGACCGGTGCTGTCAGGACTCTAGTTGAAGCTCTGAAATCTATTTTGGTTGAAATGTCTTTATTGTTCGACAAAGATGGAATCAAGATGATTGCTATGGATAATACACGTACAGTACTTGTTCATCTCCGTCTACACGCAGATAAGTTTGAAAAGTATGACTATAATCATAGTTCTCCCAAATTCATTATTGGAGTGAACACAGATCATCTGTACCGTATTGTACGTACAGCTACGAATGATGATATTCTTTCTTTTTATATTGAAAAAGATGATCCTAATTCGCTAGGTATTATTATGGAAAATTCCGAGAAGAAACAGATTCACAAGTATAAACTCAACTTGCTAGACCGTGATGAACCTGATCTTCAACTTCCTGATACTGAGTTTTCCACCCGAATTACGATGCCTTCAACTGACTTCCAAAAAATCTGTCGTGATATGACTCTGTTATCCGCAAAAACTATTGAGATTACTAATGTAGGTAATTCTCTATCTTTTACCTGCAAAGGACATTTTGCTTCTAGATCAACAACTATGGGAGATAATGATTTCAATATTCAGAAGAAAACATCTGAAATCATTAGTGAACACTTTTCTTTGCCTCATTTGGTTCTGTTTACTAAGTGTACAAATCTTTGTAACAATGTAGAAATTCATGTAAAAAATGGATGGTTTCTGATGATCAGGTACGTTGTAGCAAACCTAGGCGAAATTAAACTATGTTTGATGCCTTGTTCTACCTAATCAGTCCATTTGAATACACTTTTTAACCAGATTACTAATACAGCAGATACTAAAACGTTTATAGCACCAGAACTCATATCTTCATATGTTTCATCGTAATTCGATTTGAACATATGATCAATAAAATCTGGAGCAAAATTCTTTGTTGGATCTTTGTGATGTCTTCCATGCGTCTCAGATTTCAGCCAAGAATATTGAATCATATGATAGGTTGTATACGTCAACGACAACAAAAGAATCACACTAAAAGGTATGACCCAATCACCGGTAATCCATTGAAATAGCAGAGGAAATAACATAAAGTATCCGAGTTCCAGAATACCTTCAAGAGGTAAAGCTAACCAACGTGGTAAACAAGCATCATGATGCAACCAAAAATGAAAGTTTAACCAGTGATCATTTGGCAACAAATGTAACAATCGATGCGAAAAATAATAGTTGAATGCCATTAGAGATCCACCAACAAGACATGTTGGCCATGGACGATCTGGATATACAACTGCAATTGTACATAACGCAAAAGTTAGAATCGCATAACCATAATTATCTAGTAAAATCATCTGTTATTTGTTTCCTTCGATTAAATAATGTTCATTATAGTCTTAGCATTGTTCATATTGCTGTTTAATCCGTGCTTATACTCTTGCGTAACATGGAATTATTCATTGATGGCTTTTATGGGCCTTTTGGGATACACTAACATAATTGCCTTTACTGTTGTGTTTCTAGTCTATATGATTCTTCCTTCTTCAATAGTAAAAGAGATCCTGCTGTATTTCAAGGATAGAATACGTGAAATTTTTAAGACTAGAATAACTGAAACAGAGTCCAATATTAGAAAAACATTTCAATTAAACGTCCAATCTCCTATTCCCCCGAAATCAATCAATATTTGGCATCCACATGGTATTTCTGGAGTTACTCCAGTAATTCATAATGGGTATCGTATAACAAGTCCTGAGTACAAGCCTACTAAAGGTGTTGTACACTACGGATACTTTATGCTTCCATTTATCAAAGACATTATTCCTTTATTGAACGCCATACCTTCTGATGAATACAGTATTCGTGATACTCTGCAAACAGAATCTATTTCTATTACCCTTGGAGGTGTAGATGAAATGAGAAGAAGTTCTCCTAAAGATCTTCAACTAGTTGTCAGAAAACGACGAGGTATTTTTAAGATAGCTCTGGAAATGGGTGTACCTATAGTTCCTATACTAACATACGGTGAACAAGAAATATTCCCAGAATCAGATCTTGGAATCTTAAAAATGTACAATGAATTAATGTACGAATGGTTCCGATTTCGTCTTCCATTCCCAACATTGAACTCTGTGATCAATTGGACTCGATTATCGCAAACAGCTTTGGAACCTATTATTTCATATACGGGTAAACCTATACGAACAAAAAAGATTCCCAATCCTACAGAACGACAAATCAAAAAGCTCAGAGATCTTTATATTCAAAGACTCCGAGACTTATTTGATGAAACTAGTCCTCCCGGATATACCATGACTATTTTGTAGATCTTGATTGATGCGGTGTATACACTACATCATCTGTGACCTTGAAGTAAGTCAGGTTCTGGTTCAGAAACTTTTTATCATTGATTTTTGTAGATGTGTTCCACAGTTTAATGATGTGAAACTGTCCCTTGGGAGAAATTGAAATTCCCGCAAGAGAATCTTTGTGTTGAATCAGAAGTTCTTCCGTGATACAATGAACCATCAGATCCACAAACGTGGTATGTGATTGTTCAGCATCGATCTTCTTAGACCAAGAACCGCCTCCTCGATGTTCTTCAGCTTCCCACAAAGGTTTGAAGCCTTTGCGCATAAAGAAGTACATTCCAGATTCCCAAGCTTCCTTGGGAATACTGTCAATGACAGACCAGAATTGTACAGGTGTCGTAAAGGGAGCTATTTCAATGTAACTTTTCAGAGAATAGTCACGATTTTCGGGGTCATGATACCACAAAACCCAAGTTGTCTTGAGTTTGGTGGTTTCGGTAGACTCCATTTTGTTATAATTGTTCAGGGTTACTTTAAAACGAATTCGTTTTGATACTGATAGAGTAAACAAAAAAATGGAGTTCACAAGCGCTTTGATGTATTCTATGCGGTTTGTCCAGAAGATTGATCTTCCGGATATTATTAAGCAAAATATATCCAAGCTCAGATTGGTTCAGGCTGCCTACAGACCTGGACGATTTGTGCGGAAGGTTCAAGATTCAAACTGGAGAGAAAAGGTTCTCGTAGACTACGTTCGACGAGTCCGAGAAGTCGAAGATCCAGATTATGATCAGATATTCTCAATCCTGAACAAGGTTGCTAAGCCTACTTTAGACGCTCTGTCTACGGAAGCCATAGCTATACTTGCTAAGCGAGATAAGGAATTTCGTCTACGAGTAACCACCTTGTTGTTTGACAAGGCTATTCGTGGATCGTTTTATGCTGGGATTATGGCAGAGTTTGCTTTGAAGCTGAATTCTGTTATCCCTGAAGTATCTGAAGACTTGGAAGCGAATGCTTCTATGTTTGGAACTTTGTACGATATGTCAGGAACACTGACATTTCCTCGTGCAGACGAAGAAGGATTTGAAGATAAGATTGTGGCGTGGTCAAAGCAAAAAGATGTCCGTCGTGGATATTCCCGATTTCTGACTCATCTCTACATCGTGGAACTTGTTCCTGGAAAGATTCTGCACGAATCAATGCAAAAGGTTCTGGGAGATCTGGAAGATACTGTTGTACAAGCCAAGACTGAAAAGTCTGAGGAGAATGTTACACAGTATGCTGACTTTCTCTTCGAAATTGCCAAGCTTCTTCCAAAGACAGCTGTGGAACTTCGAGGATTGATTCAGTCAAGAGTCAATGCTGTTCTGAAACGACCTCGTGCTGAACTTCCAAGCTTGAATATGCGATCCAGGTTTAAACTTGAGGACACATTCAAGTGCGTACAGGCTTCTTAAGGCAACGCGTTCAGAGAATTCGAACATTTTCAGTTTAGTAGACAAATGGCTCTACCCAGTGCAGCAGTTCTTTTAAAAGTTACTGAAGTTGCAATCAAGGAAGACAAACCTGTCTTTTTTGATTACTATCGCGATTCTTGCGAAAAGAAATGTTGTATTGGCGTACAAGACAAGATTAAGTACCTTGTAAAGTCCAATGATGAGTACACGTCTACTATCCAGCAAGTATTCAAGTGCGAAACCTGTTTCATTGTGATGACTGAAAATTCTTTGTACGTTGTAGATGCTTCCATTCCCGTGAAGAGAGTAAATCCGCCTACAGAAGACAAGAGTTCTTAAGAGAATGAGTTCCCAAGAAGGTCCTGAATTAGAATTTCCTTGTCCGCATTATATCTTGTATGAACCCTTGAATGATACAGAAACAATCAAGTTTGTTGAACGCTACAAAGAAAAGTTTAGAGATCGTATTGAAGTCGAAGAGATAGATGCGTGTATCCTTTACTCATCGGATATGTTTTCCCAACGATTTTCATCATGGATTTCAGAAATTCCTAAACAGACCGGAAACTTACGTATTATGATTGTATGGCATGCAGAATTTTTAACTTCCGCATGTCAACAAATGTTGAGACGACAATTAGAGCAAAGATCATTTAGAAATAGAGTATGGTTTCACGTAGAAAATCCATCAGGAATTCAGAGTGCTATTGTAAGCCGTTGTATTACAAAACGGATGCCAACCATAATAAAGACACCAGAATATACAAAGGAATGATCCGTCTCTTCACTGATGGAGCATGTAAATCAAATGGTAAGCGTGGGGCACAGGGGTCCTATGCTTATTATTTTCCGGAAAATCCTGAATGGTCAGGTGCTTTCCGCATTCCTGAAACAGATTCTCAAACAAATAATCGTGGAGAACTTCTTGCTATTCATGCTGGTGTACAAAAAGCCTTGGAAATGACAGACGCATCACAAGCTGAACTCCATATCTTTACTGATTCGACATATTCACGAGACTGTTTAACAAAATGGATCCCAGGTTGGTTGAAAACACAATGGAAAACTGCAGCAGGAAAGGATGTTACTCATCGTGATCTCATTGAAGAAACTGCTATGCTTCTGACAAAATTTAAACGTCATCAAATTTCGTATGTACGAGCTCATACGGGTGGCCAAGATGACTTATCTAAGAATAATGACATTGTAGACAAGATGGCTGTACACGTCTTGATTCCTGAAGAAGTAAAGGTAATTTCTACTACTGAATCTCTCTTTCCGGGAATGGACTTTAAAATGATGGGTCCGCCAATAGATCAAGATGTGATCACAAAATGGTGTCTAGAAAACTTAGATAAATTGGATCCTAAACATCTGGAAACAGCCTTATTTATGGCATTCCAAAAAACAGTTCACAAAATGGGGTATCACGTAGAAAGCCAATTAATTAATAAGAAAAAAGTTGCTCGTCTCACGTCTAAAACGAATATTGTAGAAGGTACTACTATAATTAAGAAAGAATGAGTGTCTATCACTTTTGGTCTAAAACATGTCCGCCATGTCAGAGACTGAAACCAGTATTCGCTGACTTGAAAGAGGATCATCCTAGAGTCTCGTGGATTTCTGTAGACATTCATGACGACCCAGAAAAACTTCGAGAAAAGTTTGGAGTTACACAAGTTCCAACTCTAGTCTGTGTTACACCAACTGGTGTACACAAACATACAGGCGGAGATGCTATTGGATATTTTAGATTAATGCAGGTGTTCAAATAATGGCTACGCATTAATTTTTTCAGTCACTAGCTGACCGTTTTTATATGCTTCACACACAAATTCATCACCTTCTTCAGATTGATCTTTTGAACATTGGGCACCTGTACGAGGTACCAATTTTTGAAAGACTGTACTTTGCTTAGATCCATCCCAACCTGGTCCAGATAACATGTTCTCACGATTACCCATTCCAGAATTTGAGTTTGCTTCTCCTAATCCTTTAGTATTTTGGAATGGTGTTAACCACCATGCTGTTCCTTTAATAATTGCGTATCCAATACCACCCCACGCAGCACCTTGAAGTATGGCAAGTGCTCGATATGACGCAGAGTCTACATAATACTGCGAACAACCTGAAGAATAGAATAATCCTATTTGAATCACAAGAAGTAAAGGGGCTGAAACAAGTATAGAAGTATTTACTGCTAGATCACGCTGTATAAGTGCCCAAATCAGATAATATGTCAGTACAGTTGTTGAAGCTACTAAGTTCATTGGCATAGCACGATTTTCAAAGCCTTCAAGACCAGGAATCATACACCATCCCGTACCAGGTTGTTCTGGTCCTGTTGTAGCCCATGAACTATGTCCAAACGGTAATCCAAAAACCCAATTCATTGCTACACTCAGAAGCCCAAACAAACTAGCAATGGAATAACGAAAATCTTGCCCAATCATATCAGCAACAAATCCAAACGTAATCAATCCAAACGGAATAAAGTTAACCACAGCAAACAAGAACGCAGAAATACCTACCCAGACACCTGATCCATATCCATACACGAAATATCCGTAACCTGCTACAACAACAAGTGCTACAACAACTAATGTAGTCAGAATTACTCCTACATAATCCCATGTATTCCAATTCTTAGGATCATTTTCTGACATTCTTATTTATATGTGAGACTTTTCAGAACAAAGTCCTGCTTCTAAACAAATGAGTATCTTCTCTTCACAGACAACTTGGACCGGAATGTGTGCCGGTGCTAATCAGAGTCCTATCCATCTTTCTCAAGGGTCCGCAAAACCATGTAAAGGAACCTGTGACTTAAAAGTGGATTCTACGAGTGTTACAACCGCTGAGCTTCGTAACTCTGATGAAGGATTGATCTTACTTGCTGGATCTCTTGGTTCATGTACATATAATAATATTTCCTACAATTGCCAAGCATTAATAATTAATCATCCCAGCAATCATACTATCGAAAAAAATTCTCAGGCAGATGGTGAAGTTGTAGCTTATTTTAGATCCGCACAAGATGACGTATTACAAGTCTGTGTACAATTTTACGTGAATTCTTCTCCCGGACCATCTATAGATTTTTTTAAACAGATTGTTCCTTATGCGGGAACTTTAGTTAACTTAACTGGATGGTCGTTACAGCAAATGATTCCCGATGATGGATCTTATTACATGTACGATGGATCAACAATGGTTCCTCCGTGCCGTCCTGCTGAAACAATTGTTTTTAAGTCTTCTATAAATATTGATCAGACAGATTTTGCTCTACTAGTAAAAAATACTCAAGCAGGTTCTCGTTCTATTCAAGCTCTGGGAAGTCGAGAAATTTTTTATAACGATGGAGCTGATACGGGATTCTTACCTCACGATAACAAAACCTATCTAGTTATGAAACCATTGAAACCTCAGAAACAGAAAAAGCCTGAAATTTCTCGAGTCGACTTAAAAACTACATCAGCAAGAGAAGCGGCCAAAGAGCCAGGTACAGTATCAAAGGTTGCTAAACATGTGAATGATAATTGGGATGCTTACATCGAAGGGTTCTTTTTTGTTTTTTTCACGGGTCTAGTTATACTTGGTCTGAGATACATGTATCCAAAAGTTAATATCTTATCCGGAGTCTACGACTGGGTCAAAAATACTACAGGAAAAAAAGCAACTCTAGTGGCTAAGCCTGTGTCCAATACTCTTCCTCCTCAACAGTAGAGCCACTTTCAGTTGACTCAATGTCTGCCTTTCGAAGATTCATCTGATACTCGTCTTCACGAATACGACGTCTGATCTTAGACTGAAGTTTGTCTTTCCACTTCTTGGTGTCTCCAGGAGCAGTTTGCCACTTGTCTTTGGTAAACAAAGTCCAGTGAGTTCCGCCATTTTGTACATGCTGTTCCCATACATCCCGTTCCTTACGCTTCTCGTAGTAACTACGAGTTACTGCTCTCCAATCAATAGAAGAAGACCAACGTCTTCCGTTCAAATAGAACTGAGTGACCCAGTTCTTGTAGTCGTTCTGGTCCATGACACCGATGTACGGTTCATAGCTAGGAGCAGCCATTCTTTTTATTAATCACTGAAAAAGAGAACACAAATCCGTTTTTGATTATTGAAAACGGAACTTAACTGGTTGATGATAAAATATACAATGGTCTCTGGAATCGCTGTAGAATCTTCTGGTATTCTAAAAGAATTGTCTGTTCCCATCAAGACTCCTGATGTTCTTTCTTGGTTGAGAAAGAAGTTCAAGAAACCGGGTATGCAATTTCAAGGAAAAATTCAAGATCCAGGAAATCCAGAACGATGGTTATCTGTATTTGCATGTCCAACTGATGATGATGAAGATATTAATCCACACATTCTGCCACCTCCTCTTGAAGATGAAACGTATACTGGAACTATAGTTGTTCTTGCTGTTGGATCCGATCAAGATGATTATGAAAAAGATGCGGCCGAATATCTAAATATCAAGACTGAAGAATATGAAACGTTGTACGCAATGTGGCAAGTTGAAGAATTGGAAGAAGAAGAATCAGATGAAGAATCAGTAGAAGAAGTTGTTCATCGAACTGTTAATCCCGTAATAGTTCAAACTAAAAATGTCTTTGTTGACCATCCGTTTCGAGAAAAAGTTGTTTCAAACTTTAAAGAAGTTATTGATATTCCAGTAGAAGAAGAAATCTTGAAAGCTGTAGTTGATTATTCTAAGACTAATGGTATTGATGTAGACTGGAATAACAAAGTGTTTTGGAACACGTATCGCAGTAAAGCAGTAACAGTTTATCGAAATATTGATCTTTGGAAAGATCGTCTTCTTGATGGATTTGATATCCGAACCTTTGTCAGAATGTCTGCCCAAGATGCTTGCCCTGAGCGATGGCTTGATACATATGAGAAGACTGCTGAAAAGGATAAGAAGTTGTACTCGAAGTCGATGACAGCTTCTATCATGATGTTCTGCTCTCGTTGCAAAAAGACGACCGGATGCGAATATTATCAGCTACAAACACGTTCTGCAGATGAACCTATGACTACCTTTGTTACATGTCTGGAATGTGATAAGAAATGGAAGTTTTAGACTACACGTATGGTAACTCGCGATTCTGGTTCTACAGGGGATGGTACATGCGTCTGGCCTCTAAAAACATCAATTTTATGTAGACCATTAACTTCTGTAGGTAATGCAATTCCTTGTGTTCCTTTAAACTTTTGATTGAATTCATCAATAATTTCTTGGGGACAGTTAGGAGTAGTTTCTGCCATACGTTCCATTGTTTCACGAACATGACACAAAATAGTTTCAGCACTTGTTCGTTCATCTCGTGGTAAACTTAATTCAATAGATATTTTAGAAGAGATTTTTGCATAGTTTAAGTGAGCGATACGATGAGCTTCTGATCGTTTAGCATACGCAAAAAATCCTCCTAAAGTATTCAAGATTCCGACACTGATAGAAACAAGTCCAATTGCGATTGACGATGCCGGCGATGTTCCGCCAAATAAAGTATCAGAACCAACTGATGCTGTTCCGGCTAATGTAGACAAAACAATAACCGGAACTTGAATAAACGTATTATACCGAGAAAGAAGAATTTCAGCACGAGTATGTAACCACGCAAGACCTCTACATCGTTCTCCTTCTTGTGCTAGAATATCTTCTAATTGAGTAGACCATTCAATAATTATTTCATCATTCTTTTCTGACATTTATAAATCTATGATAAAAACAATGGTGTGGGTCTACGATGATCCTGTAAAAGATCCGTACGAAAAGAAGATGTACAAAATTCTTTTTAAACTCTTTCGCAATAAAGATGTTGCTCATCGAGGTGCTCGTAACTTAGGCTTATTCAAGTTTATGTCGCACAATAAATTTGAGTCGCCGTCAGAATTGAGACGCAATATTCTTTTAAATGATAAACCCTTATTTAAACCTGGTGATGCTAAAGCCGTCTGGGAATTTTTCAGGCAAAAAGGTGGTGCTCTGACTAAAGACCAGTTACGTCAAATTAACGAAGATGCATTGAAACAGTTAGCCGAACAAGAACCTGTTCAACAAGAACCACAACAAGAGCCACAACAAGAAGGATCCTATCAAAACGCAGAACCGTCTACTGAAGAACCTACTGAAGAAGCTGCTCAAGCAGAAGATACTTCAGGATCAGCGTATGATGCTATTGTTAATCGGTGGTTGAAATTTTGGTTTGCATTAACACCCACATTCCTACAAGATCCAATTAATATGATTAGTCCATTTTTGTATCCTTTGAAAACGTTAGAATCTATTCCAGTATATGGTGACACTTTAGCATTGGCAGTTGATGTTGTTGCCCAGATGAATAAAAATGCATCAAAAATGGCTCAGATGTACACACCAATAATGATGGGATTTCTTCCAATTCCCGAAGCATCTACAGTAGGTATTGTAGTTGGCTATATGATTTCTACGATATTCATCTTTTTTAATATGATTATTTTTACAACTCGTCATCATTTTGGTGAAGCTTTTAAACAATCTTTGGCTCTCATTCCTTTCGTTGGAATGGCTCTTGAAAATTTTGCTGATTCTGGTGATGGATTATTAGGACGATACGGAAAAGCTCGTTTAAGAATTATTGATCAACTCAATGAATCTGGCATTTTTTCATGGTTAGGATGGTTGATTACCTATACCACAGTAGATCCTTTTTATCAAGGTGATCCTGAAGAAGATGCTGAATGGTTAAAAGGTATGGCCGGAAAACATTTTGAAGATGCTAAAGCATATAGTTCTGAATTGTACAACAATGTTCAGGAAAATTTAAACAATCCTGAAAAACGAGCTGAAACGATGGCAAGTCTAAAACAACGTGCTCAAGAACTTAAAGAACATGCTCTGCAAAGTGTAGAACAAGTAAAAAATACCCAAATAGCACAAACCGTAAAAGATTCAACATCTAAAGGTCTTGCTTCCCTAGAAGACGCTGTAGCCCCTCCTCCAGCATTATCACAACAATTCAGTCGTGATGTTGGCTTTTCAAAAGAAGGAACTGTGAAAAAATCAAGGAGAAAATTAAAATCCGTGGGAACAGTCCCACAAGCAGAAGAAGATCCGTCTGGTGGTAAACGATTTTCGAAGATTCGACGTCATAAAGCTAAATGGCGAACCCAGAAATTAAGGAGGTAATTCGCTCATGGGTACGTCTAGATGATGAAAACAGAACATTGGCTGTACGTCAAAAAGCTATCCGCGATGAAAAAAATAGACTGTCTCAAGAGATTCTAGAATTTATGAGATCTAATGAAGTTGATAATTTTAACTTGGAAGGAACTGGAATGGGAACAATTTCTAGATCTACAAGAACTTCTAAACCTCCTCTACGTCGTGATCAAATTAGAACTCAACTTCTTCTACAATTTTCTGATCAACCGCAAAGAGTTGCTGAAGCTCTGAGAGCAATTGAAGGTGTTTCTGAAGGTGATGATATGTCTATTGTAGGAACCAAAAAAGAACTACTTTCTCGCAGAATTCCCAGAACTATGACCGTTTAAGTTTTTTCAGAGCTTCGGATGCAGCTATTTGTTCTGCTTGTTTTTTTGTTGGTGCTGTTCCACAACCAAGAGTTTTTCCTCCTCCGATAACAGCCATTGTGTATCCATTCTCTTCAGAAATCATTTTGTACGTCGGAGTATATTTCTGTACAGCTTGACACCATTTCTGCAATTGATCTTTATAATTGGTATCATTTAGAAGAATTTTAGGGATATCAATATATCGTTCAATGAGACAGACAATGAATGAATACACAGTTTCAAATGAATACCCTGAATCTATCCACAAAGCACCAACAAATGCTTCCAAAATATCACCTAATTTTTTAGTATTTTGACGTCCTGCACAAGAATCTTCATTATGACGTGAAATAATATAAAATCGGTCCAATCCTATTTTTTGAGTGAGACATCCTAACATAGCATTACAAACAATTTCTTTACGCAAAGTAGTAAGAAATCCTTCTTGCTGTGTAGGAAACCGTTTAGAAAGATATGTTGAAACTGTGACACCCAATACTGAATCGCCGAGATGTTCTAATCTCTCGTAAGACGATTCAAATAAGTCTAGACAACCCGAAGGTTTTTCTGAAAGAATAGCTTTTTCTCCTGTAGGTGTTGTATAATCTGTTCTTCTGACATAAGAAGAATGAACCATTGCAGTCTGAAATACCGATAAATTTTTAGGTGTATACATACATTTATGTTTACTCAAGATGGTGTACACATCTTCTTGAGTAAACAGGACATTTTTAGCATTATACGGGTTATATTCCATTTGTAAAAAATCCAGAAGGATTTGAATGGATCCGTTTCTTACTAATCCCGGTGCGTCCAGGATATTCTCCAGTCTGTAACACGAGAACGTTGATCAGATGCTCGAACAATGAAGTTGAAGCAATCTGTTGGATCTAGTTCTTGTGTCGAGTTCCAATAGGAAACAATGTCAGTACGAAGATCAGTCTTTGATAGGTACCAAGAACCTTTCCATGATCCTGGAGGATCAACTTTGAATGTTGCTCCTTGATGCTGGAAATTCCGAACTGTTGCAAACTCAGGAGTCTTCATCAGATCTACGATCTGTGCCTCAAGACCCTTGCGAATCTCACGTTCATTTTGAACTTCACGGTTCTTCTGCTCAATGAGCGTCTGAACCCGCGAATACTCGCTAGCAAGTCTACGAAGATTGTCCATTCTTTTTTATGGAAAAAAAAGACTGTCAAAACAATCCGTTTTTTAATGTAGAGCATTCCATGTTTCCACCCACCCAAGAACAGCAGAATCTAGTTCTATCATAAGCTGTGGTAGACGTACAGTGTTTGCTGTCTGGAGTTCGTTAATCATACACTTAATGAGCCTAGAAGCTCCCTCCAAATTTTCCAGCAAGTACTGGTTCAGATTCTCCTTGTAGCCATAGTCTATTACTTCAACTTGAAGTTGTCGAGCTGTGATATAGCACATACATGTATTATACATGTCCATCTTTTGAAGATTTGGAACATATTCTTTAAAATCCGTTTCCAAAAACAAAAATTACTCTAGTTTCCCTTTATTCTTTTTGGTTGAATGCCCTACCCTGCGCATTTCAACTGTGATCGGGCTAGCCCCAACCTCCATAACTTTTTTCACTTCGTATGTCTACTCCGCGTATTTCTCATTATATCCCTCCTACGCCCCCTCCCGCGTATACCATAGTCACCTTGTGTGACTTCTGCTAGTTTCTACCTTTATTATTTTCACCTTTTCAGTCTTACTCACTTTTTATCTAACCTTGTTTCCCTCTTAAAATCCATCAACTCTAAGAATGCTGTGCACCTCCTCGCACAAACACTGTCGAATCACTATAATCTAAATGTTTTCCACGCATTTAGACTATATGTTCGTCCGTCGATTAATACCTTTGCAAAGGGTATCATCCTGAATCCTCTTTAAAAGCCCACGTCTGTTTTCAAACGCCTTATGTACATGTCCGCTACTCTATAATTAGTGCAGTGTTCGTGTTTTATCTCGTTTAAGCATATTCATGGACTCTTTCTAAGAATCCCAATAACTACTATTCTGTAAAAAAAGAATCCGTTTTTACATGCAGCCGCTGTATTCCCAATCGATCATGGCTCTGTTTTCCTCTTCGATGTATTTTCTTTTTGCTTGTGGGGAAAGTTTGTTGAAACGCTCTTCACGCCCAGCTTCCCACGCTTCCGCTTCCTTCTTCTTCTTGGCTTCTCTCGCTGCCTCACAGCGTTTGCTGCCTTGGTGTGTGGGCATGTCGCCTTTCTTCACGCGAAGCCCGCATGTACACATCTGTAGATCTGCCATGGTGTTACGGATACTATTTTCATAAGTAAACATTTCGTTTTACAACTTAAATCTACGTTTGAAATCTGCTAAAGAAGATTTAAGCGTCTTTTTATTCCAGAGTACCCATCTGGACAACGCACCAGGCGTATCTGGTTTATTCCAATGTTCGCCCATACCAGAATGACGTTTCAGATAGCGTTGTCTATGTACTTTTGCTGTCTTTTCACCTTCTTTTTTATTATAAATTAAAAAATCATTATATCCTTTCTGACCAAATGGTACCACTTTTTCTTTACCGTCTGGTTTTAAAAATACTGCGTCATATTTCTTCTCAGTTTTATGCGATGATTTGATTCTTAATAAACGCATTTTTCTTGTTTTCATTTCTTATATACTTCTTCCATATTTTTTGAAGGATAATTGTAGTATTTATAAACTTTTTCCAATCCCTTTCCCATATTTCAACTAAGTTATATCCCTTTTCTAGTATAATTTGTTTTTTTCGTAAAGTCTCGTCATACAACTGGCCAAACGTAGTTCCTGTTCTGGGATTTATTTTACCAGGATCGTAAAGTTCTGGATTTCCATGCCAGAAGTCTCCGTTAAATTCAAATATTGTATTTATATCCTTACCGAATCCATCTGCTTTATATCTTGTTCCTGTAATACAAAATTCTCCCATATATTTTGCGTGCTGTATTCTAGTAGAATAATGAATTTCCATAAGGTTTAGCCATTTTATACTCATAGATGAATGTTGATTAGAACAATTTTGACATCCCTTTCCATTTTTATGAACATAAGGAAGTATACTAAACTCTCCATGAATTTTACAAATAACATTTATTGGTCTGGAGCCACCTTTCCATACCACAGTTGAGTAATCATACTTGTCGCCGTATAATTTTATATATTCGGGTTGATAATCATCAAAAAACTTTAATTTAGCAACTCTTGAACGATCCCTGCCGCATAAGGGACAACCTTTACCACGCAAGTGATTATTTGGGCTTATATTAAATTCTCCATGTTTTTTACATATAACTATAACTTTTTTAGGAGCAGTCACGTATAATGTTTTAGAATAATCGTAAGTATTACCGTGAAGTTTGTTAGCTTTCGCAATGAATTCTTCTTTACATTTAGACTTAAGAAGTATATTCCTTTTATTTAATTCTCGTCCACATGTTCCACAACCATGTTTAAAATGATTGGATGGTAGTTGTGTAAACTCTCCATGTTTGTCACATACAATAGTAACCTTTGTACAAGAATTAATATATCGTGTTTTTGAATAATTAAATTTGTTCCCGTGTATTGCTATTGATTTTTTAATAAAGTCATACTCCATTCCACTACTCTAATACCTCTAAAATACTTTAAATAACAGCATCCCATTTCTTTTCAGGTCGATGCGATCTGCGCAAAGTTTTTAGACGCATTTATTTATCCTTATATATAAGATTTGAAATCCATGTTGGAAGTATTCCTATCAAAAAATCACTGGTATAACCACATTGATATACACCATTTGCCATTAAATATCCCTTATTTGAAAAAGCTTTTGCTAAACCAGCTTTCACAAAATCAGCATCAAGTTCACGGAAATTCTTGAAAAAAGCTCCAACAATAAAGAATTCAGAAACGATAATAAAGAGAAGAACAATCGTATTTGTCAATAGAAGATCAACAATATTCAATCCATAATAATATGCTAATCCGATTCCAGCAGATAAGAATCCAAATCCCACTAATTCACATGTTAGATATGTATTAAGTTTAATTCTTGAATTGGCCTCTACAGTATCGTCAAAAAAAGTAGTAACATCGGAATTTGATTTCAAAATATCAAAAGCAGTATTTACAGACTGTGTTAAATTTTGTGTAGAGTTTATAGAGTTTAATAATGCCACATCTAGAAATTCAGGCTGTACAATATCAAATAAATCAGAGATTACTGAATAAGATTGTAATGGAGCTACATATTCAAAGTAAAATATAGGTAGAAAAAATAGAAAGAAAGCGGTATGTACTAAAACTTCTACCCAAAACATCCTTATAACTATAATGGAAGATATACCTGTTATAGTTCCACAGGTTCCACCCGAGCCTGTTTATGCAAAAGCATTGATTAACGGATTTGGAGCAACAATAATTCTTTGGACATTTTGGATGCCGTTTATTATTGGATTTGCTAGGCCGTTAGTAAATGCTCAAATTAAAGGATTTGTATGTGAAATTGAACATCTTGCAGTTCGGTCTTCTGATAATTCAAATTGGTTATTTAATTATTTAATGGCACTTGTAGCATCAAATGTTATAACATATCAACAAATGGAGGAAATTTTAGCAACTCAAAATGGACCACCAATTGATAATACTGTGGCATTGAACGTCATACAACAAAATTCTCAAAAAAACATTGATGAAAATACATTAATTATTATTTTGTTTGTGGTGACTTATTTTTTAGTTATTATCTGTTGTGCTATAGGAATTTATAGTCTTTCTAGCTGGTTTTCAATTGATTTAGGTCCCTTGTACAAATTTAATGCTGTTATGGCTCTCATTATTATCGCAATTGAATCTATATTTTTTGGTGTAGTTGCTATGTCGTATATTCCATTCGATATTAATTTGATCATTGAACAATTACAATTTAAATTAGATTCATATTTATCTAATATTGGAAGTCAACAACTCATAGATCCAAACCTACCACCCATACCACCTATACCAAAACCAGCTTGTCAATTTCAGGCTGCACCTCTACAAGATTACTTTATTGGAGGATGGATTCAACCAACTACAAGTTTTGGAACTTTAGATGAAGCTCAGCAAAGATGTATTTTAAATTCACAATGTGTTGGTGTAACACAACCTGCAAATTATCTAGGATCTTATATTTTGACATCAACTCGTAATAAATATGTAGAACCTCCAGGATCGGCATACCATAATGCTGGTTCAACGTCTTGGCTCTTAAATGAGTGTAGATAATAAATGCATGAGTGGTGTGATGCTGTAGTAGAAATGTCAGATTGTGAACCTCATAATGCTAAACATATAAAAAAGATTTGTCATCATGTGTTTCGTTACATGTGTACACATAAATTCAAGGATGATCGAAAGTTTCGTGATCGTCGTGGTGTAGAATACGATGTATTCCTAGAATCTTTAGCTTCTTATCCTCCGGATATTGTACACGGTATTCTAGATTATCCTGGATTTCTAGAAAAGACTCATCAAGTTGCTCATAAACACAAGTCGAAAACGAATCGATCTAAAGATTAGGCTTATTATAATAAGAATGGGCGATACAATTATTGGTGTCCAATTTGGCATTGCCAACCCTGATGACATCCTTTCTAGGAGTGTTGTCGAAGTCAAGACTGATAAAACGTATCAAGGAGATGTACCTGCTGTAGGTGGTGTCTTTGATCCGAGATTTGGTGTTACTGAACAAGGTAAAGCATGTCCTACATGTAAGCAGACGCATCTGCTATGTCCCGGACATTTTGGACACATTCGTCTAGCTCGTCCTGTGTACCTCTATCAATTTATTGAAGTTATTCAAAAAGTATTGGCTGTAGTCTGTATTTCCTGTAGCAATCCTTATTTGCCCGATGATTATTTGGAAGATTTGGAAAAGACGTATAAAGGAACTCAACGTTTTAACGCTGTTCGTGAAGCAACTACTACTTACAAAGAACGTGATTTGAAAGAATCTTCGTCTTGTGGCCATTGTGGATCTCAACTCATCAAAAAAGTGGCACGTGCTGATGGAAATGTCACTGCCCTCCAAGCCGTAACCTACAAAGATGATTCTGAACCTTTTCGTCTACAACCTGAACTTGTTTTGAGATGTTTTCAACGTATTACTGATAGACATATTGATCTTATTGGATTTAATCCTAAATTTTCACGACCAGATTGGATGATGTGTACTGTTCTGGCTGTTCCTCCGCTGACCGTGCGTCCTTCTGTAGTAATGGAAGATAATCAGAGATCTGAAGATGATCTGACGCATAAGTTGATCGACATCATTCGCCAAAATAATGCTCTTCGTGACAAGATTGACAAGGGTGAATCTGGTGACATCATTAACAAGTTTACGGATCTGCTACAAATCCATGTAGCTACCTATGTAGATAACGATATCAAAGGCATGCCTCCGGCCGCTCAACGTTCTGGTCGTCCCCTGAAAACACTGAAAGCACGTTTTGGAGCAAAAGATGGACGTGTACGTGGAAATTTGATGGGTAAACGTGTAGATTTCTCAGCACGTTCTGTAATTACTCCTGATCCTAACATTGATGTGGATCAGTTAGGTGTTCCTGAAGAAATCGCAAGTAATCTAACTTTTCCTGAAATTGTAACTAAATTTAATCGTGATCGTCTACTATTGTATGTCCGTAATGGCCCTGAAAAATATCCAGGAGCTAAAACTGTAGAATTCAAAGCTGATGGACGTCGTATGCATCTAGGATTTCTAAATCGTGAAACTGTAGATCTCAAAGAAGGAGACATTGTACATCGTCATCTTGTAGATGATGACGTAGTTCTATTCAATCGTCAACCTTCTCTGCATAAAATGTCTATGATGTGTCATCGTATTCGTGTTCTACCTTATTCCACTTTCCGTCTGAACGTTTCTGCAACTAAACCGTATAATGCTGATTTTGATGGTGACGAAATGAATATGCACGTTCCTCAAAGTGTTACATCAGCTACTGAACTAAAAATGATCGCTTCTTTGCTTCGACAAATCATTTCTCCTCGTACATCTGAACCTATTATTCAATTGTTTCAAGATACGTTGACTGGTGTATTCCGTATTTCTGATGACTCAGTTGCTGTTCCTGAACATCTGGCAATGAATATGATGGCACGTATGAAACGTCCTCTAGAATCTTTTAAGAGAATGGACAAGCCTGTTTCAGGAAAAGATATTATTTCTACTGCATTTCCTCTCATCAATTTCAAAGCAGGATCTGTGGAAGTAAAAGATGGACGAGTCGTTTCAGGACGTCTTAACAAGGGTGCTTTCAGCAAAGCTTCCAAAGGTATTATTCACAATATCTTCAATGATTTTGGTCATGAACGTGCTGGTGAGTTCATCAACTCTGTACAAAATGTCGTAACTAAATTTAATTTGTTTTCTGGATTTTCAACTGGTCCTTCTGATTTGATTGCGAATGTGGAAACGGCAAAGACAATTGAAGGTGCTCTACAAAAAGGTAAAGAAGAAGTTGCTCGTATTCTGTCGGACATGCATTCAGGAAGATTCGTGAATAATGAAGGTAGGTCAAATGGTGAAGAACTAGAATTGCGTATTACAAGAGCATTAGGTGATATTAATACAACTATTGGCAATGAATCAATTAAAAGTTTGGATCCGCAAAATAGAATGCTTCAAATGACTTCTAAAGGTGCTGGATCAAAAGGTTCTGAACTAAACATTACTCAGATGATGGCTTTGCTAGGTCAACAGATTGTCGATGGTAAACGTATTCAGTACACTATGGACAATCGTACTCTGCCACATTTTGCTAAATTTGATGATGGTCCTGAATCTCGTGGATTCGTTGAAAATTCATTCATTTCAGGAATTCGTCCAACTGAATTCTTCTTTCACGCTATGGGTGGACGTGAAGGTCTGATTGATACAGCTGTAAAAACTTCCGATACTGGTTACATTCAACGTAAACTTGTGAAACTGATGGAAGATATTCACGTTGATCAAGATCATACTGTTCGTGATATTAACGGATGCATTGTTCAGTTCACGTATTCTGAAGATGGGATTGATTCAACATGTGTAGAAAATCATGATTGTGACTTGGCTGTATTAACTATGGAGCAGGTGTACGCTTCCTTTGCGTGTACTCGTGATGAGTATAAGGCAGTATGTACAGATGTGTCTGAAGACCCTCCAGATCTAATTGAACAAATTTTGGAAGATCGTCGTATTCTTGTTCATCATGTATTTCGTTACCAGAACAAGACTGAAATTCGCGGTCCTGTCCATCTTGTCCGATTGATTTCCAAGTATCGTAACCCGTATTCTGTAAAAACTGATCTGTCTCCTGAATATGTGGTCTCAGAACTAGAAAAACTATGTAAGACTCAGTTCATTCAATCAAATAAACTCTTTCATATTTTGTTACGATTCTTTCTTGCTCCACGCAAGTCTATTATCCTGTACAGACTATCAAAAGAACTATTTGATGAACTTGTATCTGAAATCAAGTATAAGTATATTCAGTCTCTAGTTCATCCCGGTGAGATGGTAGGTCCTTTGGCCGCTCAATCTATTGGCGAACCTACTACCCAACTTACATTGAATACTTTCCACACTGCAGGTACTACGAAAGCAAATGCTACTCAAGGTGTTCCTCGTATTCGTGAACTTTTGGATGTATCTGAAAATCCTAAGAATCCTTCAAATGTAATTTATCTTAAACCTGAACTTTCTTTGTCCCAAGCTAATGCTCTGAGTGCTATGAAGATGATCCAGAAAACTACTTTGCGAGATATCACAAAATCTGTTCGTATTTATTATGATCCTAATCCTGTATCATCAGATACTGCAGTTCAAGAAGATCGTGAAATCCTAAAAGATTTTGAAAAGTTTTCATTGACTCAGAGTACATGTGTATCTCCATGGATTATGCGTTTGGAACTAGATGATCAGAAAATCGCAGAACGTCGTGTAATTGATATGACATTGATCCAATCTCGTATTGAAAATAATAAAGTTTTGAAAGTATTCGATTGTGTACATTCTGATGTGAATGCTCAAAAACTTGTTCTCCGAATTACATTTGGTATTGATGTTATCAAAAACGCCTTGTCACTCAGATTTGTTGAAGATAAACTGCTTGACACTATTCTGACTGGAGTTGATGGAATTGGTCGTGTATTCCCTCGTGAAGTTAATGATGAATTGGTGTACGATGAAAAAGTTGGTGGTTACCGTCCTATGAAACAACATGTTTTGGACTCAGAAGGATCTAATTTATTGGAACTGTTTACTAAAGAAAATGTTGATGCTACTCGTACATTCTCTGATGTTATTCATGAAGTGCTTGACGTATTCGGTATCGAAACGGCTCGCATGACATTGTACGAAGAACTGATGAAAGTTTTCGTTACAGAATACATTAATTATCATCATGTATGTCTGCTTGTTGACGCAATGACTTATCATGGCCATTTTGTAGAAATTAATCGATTCGGTATGTCAAAACTGGATAACGGTGTTCTTGCTAAATCTTCTTTTGAACAGACGTCAAAGATCTTGTTTGAAGCTGCAGTCTCAGGAGAATTTGATACTATGCGTGGTGTTTCTGCCAACATTATGTTTGGACAAGTTCCTCCTTGTGGTACTGGATTTGTTGATATTCTTGTTGATGAATCAAGAATGCCTGAAGGTGATGATGAAGTTGATGTTTCTGAAGCTGATCTGAAACACGCGAATGAACTTGTACAATCACAAGAAGAGAAAGATAAAGCAGAAGGTGAATGTCGTCTAGAAGATATCGTGATGGCTTGGTAATTATTTAATAAATCTTATAAGATCGCCAATAACAAACATTCCTGTTAAACCATCACCATTTTTACGAAATAAAAATAATACAAGAAATACTCCTCCAATTACAAGTCCGGTATACAAGATAGGATTACTTGTATGAACTTGCATATACGGATACAACCAATATACAATCGCCCAAATACCACCTGCTAAAAAAAGAAGAGGAACAATAATATTGAGAACTTCCATTTACCATTTCTTAGAGTAAATTTTTACCTTAAGAAATGGGGTTTGATTATTTACGAAGATATGGAAATTGTACATAAAACTCTTCACGTTTTTGAATAGCCTCATCAAGTTTTTGCTGAATTGTCAACTTTTTTGATGATGTACCTTTCCATTTAATCTTCTCTGTTTTCAAATCGATACCAAATCTATCACCGTGAGCACCATTTGCTTTCACATACCAAATATGTGTTGGTATTTCTGTAATTCCTTCAGGAAGTGTAGCAGTTCTTGCTTTTGGTTTTTTATTTAAGTTCTGTTGTGATTGTGTAACAAGACGCAAATTCTCTTTGCGGTTATCTAGACCATCGCGATTAATATGATCAATTGACATTTTGGCGCCTTTTCCTGGAAACACAATATTATTCATAATAAAATTATGTAGGTAAATTAGTTTTGTCTCCCCATTTATTATTGTCTGAAGTGCTATGTAATGGCCATTTGAACTGCTATACCACTGTCTTGCCTTAACTCGTTCTAGATCATCTTTATCAATTTTAAACTTTACATGATTTCCTTTTGAAGTTAATGTTCCTTCAATATAATCATCAACTTCAGTATATACTATAGGAATGCCTTTTACTCCACCTCCAAGTTTTCTTTTTCTGCCTTCGTTCTCACCAGGAATATGAGTCATTGCTTGTGTCTCATATTGTTGGTTATTAGTTGTTTCCATTTTTATTGTATAAAAGTTAGTACCGTGTAAATCACTGGGCGGGAGCTTAGTTGGAATAAGCTAAACCGCCCATGCCAGACATCACACGAAGCACGTTGTAGTTCAGAGCGTACACACGAACCTGGGCAGTGTTGGTTCCCTGTACAGTGCTGACGGACACAGTGAGCTGTAGAGTGGCCTTGTCAATACGAGAAAAGTTGCACGTGCCAGAAGGCTGGTGTTCCTCGGGGCGTAGAGCGAAGGAGTACACGTTGATACCCGTGGAAGGAGTACGGGTGTGGTGCTGGTAAGGCTGTACGCGATCGAAGTAAGAACCTTCGCGATCCGTGAAACGATCCTGGCCGTTGAGCTGTAGCTTGCCAACTTCTACAGGGTTCTTGCCTTCGCAACGTACACCAGATGCCAGAATTACCTTGGCGAGCAGGTAGTTCACACCGGAATCGAAGGCATCTGCTGCACCGACAGAACCCTCACCACTTAGATCACCAGCGTAGGTTCCAACACCAGACGCATTTCCACCAAGCGGGCGACCACTTCCACCACTGGCTGCCGTTGCGGCATTGAGAACAGTCTGCGTAGAACCAGCAGAGCGACCTAGGAGAGACATAATCGTACCTTCCGTGGAGAAGTCATCGGAGTAGTTGAAAGGCTGCATGCCACCTACAGCGGATAGCCAAATGGGGTTAGAGCAATCTACGAAAGAATCACGCTGTACTACCCATAGAAGTTCCTTTACAGGGTGGTTAAAGTTGAGCTGGATCTTGTTGGAAGAAGAGGTAATAGACTCAGCACCAGTGTACTGTACCTGCTCGATGAGGTACTCGTGAGACTGCTGAGCGAAACGGCGACGCTCTTCCGTGTCTAGGTATACGTAGTCAACGTATAGAGAGCAGGCAGCCAGAGACTGGGCAGTGGGGCGTTTAGGCTCGAATGCAGCCTCAGCGTACACGCAGTTCTCCCAAGTCTCGAAGGTCACGTTGATACGCACTTCGTGGTACTGAAGAGCAATGAGAGGAATGGCAAGACCAGGGTTGCGGCAGAACCAGAACTGGAGGGGAATGTACAGGGTCTTGGCGGGGGTACCTGCACGAGTCTGGCAAGACTGGGTAATTTCAGTGGAAGAGCAGGTAGAATCTAGAGGCTCGCCGCCCTTGGTCTTCAGTAGCACTAGGTCGTGGGTGTTACCTACTAGGGAGTCTAGAGCAGTGATCTGACCAGCATCCGTGGTTAGCTGGGTCCAGATCTGCATCCAGTCACCATACTGACGATCAATACGCTGACCACCAATTTCAAGCTCTACCTGGTTGATCAGACGGTGACCAATGTAGCTCACCCAGCGGAAAGCATCGATGTTATTAAGCTGGGCACTCTGGTTAGTCAGATCGATCTGAGGAAGTACTACCTGTACATACGTGCGGAACATTAAGTCAGCGTTACGATTAATTACGGCAGTTACACGCTTGTTGAAGTCTGCCTGTCCATTAAAGGTCACTTCAATGGATTCCATGGCAAAGTTGGTATGGCGCTTGTAAAGAATCTTCCAGAAAGTAATTTGGGGATTACCGGAAATGTAGATATCCTGAGCACCATACGCTACTAACTGTAGAAGACCACCTGCCATTGTTTATGTCTTACAGCGAGAAAAAAATATGCACAAGAATTAATGTTCTGGTACTACCCGACGTCGAACCTTCTCGTGAATACTTTTTTGCGTTCTCTTGTTGTATTCGGAACTCTTGTCTTAAGTGGAGTTTCTTACTATAATGCGTATTGGGCTACCATTGTACACGATATTTTTTCCTTATCTTTAATGCCCCGTTGATCCAAAACCTCCAGATCCACGAGAATCAGGAGCGGGCGGAAGCTCATCAACTAGCTTGACACTTTCCCATGGCATCCAAGATTGTCGACACAATTGAAAATAACGAGTTCCATCTCCAATAAAAATATGATCAGAAGGTTCAATAACATCAACCTTTGCTTTCAGGGTTCCACGATAACCCATGTCAATCAATCCAATAGAATTAGAAAGTCTGAACGGCGAATTAGAAATAGATGAGCGAGGAACTAGGAGTAGCGGGTACGGATTACCATCGGAATCCGTTGCTGCGACTGTGATATCAAAATCAAAAGTTATCTGTTTAGACCATGGTCTAGATTGATTAATCATAGGAATATCAAATCCCGAATCAGTTGGTCTCCGAGAATTGATGAGGTTCTGAATGTGTACACGCATCTCGGGATTATCAGTTTTAATATGTAGCATTTATGCTATATATCTTGATCTGTTAAAATCTGTATGCTACCAAAAAACAGAGTACTGCAGAAGTTTGAATTACCAAAAGTTTCAAAGATTCGTACAGAGATAAACGTCCTAAAGAAAAGTTTAAGAGAACGAACAGTGGATTGAAATGTACCATAGATTCATGCGCGATCAACATAGCAGAGGTATACGCTAATCCGATAAAGTATGGATTATTGTGTGTCAACATTGCGGTAGCGCAAATAAGAAGAACTCCCATAAATTCTAAAAGTTCGGGAATCATTTGTTTAAAAGGTTCTTATTATTTTAGGTGTTCAAACCTTTCAATTAAAAATTCATGTTTTGGAGGTAGATTCGTATTTTTATCTATTGGAATAACTTCAAACTTTTTATCATCAAATAAATTTATGCCCTGTTTCATTCGTTCTTTTATCAGGGCTTCGTTGGTATATTTTTCAGAATTGTACTCTTGATGCGAAAAGTTCTTGATTTTATTAGAAATAAACTGTTCGTTACCAAAATAGGATAGATGCCATCCTCCTTGATTAAAAGCCACATTAAAAAATGACATTCTACATAATTCAAGATCTGGATGTTGTTTATAAAAAGAATAAGGAAACACTTTTGCTTTACACCAATTTCTATTGACAAGTGTAGTTAATCCGTAATAATAGAAGTCTTGTTTTAGGCAGTACAATGTATCCAACCCAGTTTCTTTTATACGTTCTAGAAGAATAGGATTAGGAATTTCATCTACATCAGACAGCAAGATAATATCTGAATCTTCTAACGAAGGAAACCCGCGAGAAATTGCTCGTCTTTGATGTTTCTCAAGATCCCATGCATTTTGAGATTCGGGCATGTCATCTACAATAATATGAATAATCTTATCGTGATATTTTGAAAACCGTTCTTTATTTTTTTGATACCAAAGATCTTTCGGCTTTCCAGAAAAGGTTCGTGTTGATTCGCATAGAATAAATCGATCAACGTAAGGATACAATACTTCTAACCGATAGTTTAACATATCAAGTTCATTGTAGAAAACAAATCCGTCTACAATCATTTAGTCTATAATGAACCGATCCGTGTAATCCGGAATATGATTAGTAACATCTGAAAATGATGGAGGCGAATACATCATTTGTACAATAAACCAACTGTCTCTTTGCTGAACATGATTCCACCATGTATCTATTGCAAAGGTTGTTTTTGGATAACGTTTGCGGAAAGGGATTATTCTTGGATCTATATTTTTTTTGTATAAGGCTAATCCCTCTTCATAATTCTGAAGAAGTCTTGTATAATAAGAAGAATTTACCAAATATGCTCCAGTTCCATAACATTTGGTTAATTTTAAAGAATCTTTATTATACAGAGGCCACATACCTCCTAAAACTATAGCATCGTAAGAAGTCATTTTTTCGTATAGGAGATCCCATTTCTCTTCTTTAAATACCATATCGTCTTCTAGGATCAGAACATTTTTCCATCCTAAGGAAATGGCCATTCTCAAGACAGCAATATGACTTTTTGTACATCCTATAGCACCTTCACGATCTCGGATCGCAGAAAATCTCTGGACATTCTGACAAGGAATCTTAGGCAATTCCTTCTCAATTTGTTGACGTCGATCAGTTCTATGATCTAAATTTATATACACAACTTGATCAATCATTAATTTCTACGAAGAAAATTTAAGGTATATGGTTTTATTACTTTTTCCGAAACTGTAGTTGATCCTTGAAAATAGAGTCCAGTTGTATCCATAGAAGGATCATTAAACCATTTTGATGGAAAATAAATTGGACGATTGGGATTCAGATAAGCACCCCACCATGAGAAACTAGAATTTGCACAGATACATCCTTTTGCTCGAGACATCAGTAATAGTGTGTCAACTTCAGATTCTTGAATAATAGGAATACCAGGAAATAAACTTGTGGCGTACGGAATATCATTTGTAAAAATCACGAAATTCTCTCCAGAATGTTTGTTAATACATTCTTTGTAATGCTGTTTCAAATCAACAAAATGAAAGGAGTTTCCAATATAATCTCCTCCTCGTACATGAATGAAAAATTTTCTTGAAATATCTGGATACTTTTGCAGTACAGATTCATCAAATGTTAATGAATCAATAAATTCTTGACGAACTGGATTCGTGTATTCCCATCTCTGAAAATATCCAATTAATTTTTGATTTCCAACTGTTCTATCAATCTTTGATTTCCAATCTTCATATGCTATTTTAGAATTCTCGTGAAGTGTACTACACGGTTTATTATCATAATATGGCTTCCATTTTGAAAATATAGTATCAAAATAGTTTTCTTTTGAATGTCCTCCGGGACTCTGCAAAGAATCAAGAAAAATATGATTTCCAGTTATTTGTCGGATATACAGCAAAAATGCTAATTGAAACATTTGGTTTCCAAGTCCTCCTTGTAAGTGAACGGTTATCCATTTGGGATTCATATTTAAAACATCATCCGTTCGATCATCTTTAATACTAGTCGCACCCTTTATATCCGAATAATCTGTTCGTTGAGATGCTAACGTAGGATATACTACAAACCAATTATCAGAACGCTGCAATTCGTGCCAGTATTGATCAATTGCATAAAAATCAGATTTATAATATTCTTTCTCTAACTTTTTTGAACCTTCTTCAAAATTAGCCAATAATGTTTGATAATACGATTGATCAACCAAATAAGCAGTTGTACAACAAGAATTGTAACAACGATACGTTTTATCAAATGATAGTGCTGTTCCCCCTAAAATAATCACATCGTATGGTCGGGAAACTAGATCTTCAAGTGCCGAGTAACTATTTAAATTAAAAACAGCATCATCTTCAACGACCAAATAATTCTTATATCCGGTTTTGATAGCAAGTTTCAAGACTTCAATGTGTGATTTTGAACAACCAAGATGTCCTCTTTTGGGTTCATAAATTGCATCAAATCTCTCTACCTTTTCTCCGAACACAGAAAGTTCCTTCTCAATTTGTTCCTTGCGATCTTTGCGGTGTTCTAAATTAATATAAAACACTTTCTCAATAAACTCAAACATTTGTTTATTATATTAGTTTTGATTCTAAAAATCCTTTCATAAAACAAACTTTAGGATGTAATAAATCTGAAGGACTATTCAACATATGAATAAATTGATTATTGATTTGAATTTGTCCATAACATGGTTTACCTTGATAGTTAAAATAATGATCTTGATATGGGTGGGGTCCGGCATTTGATATTTCTTTCCACGGAAACATCATATTAATACCATCGCGAAACCAGTAATCTTGTTTTTTAATATTAAGTTTTGAGATGAATGTGTACCAATTTTGTCCACCGGTATCAAAATGATCTGTTACTGTCCAATCCATATGATGATCTTTTACAAAGTCAAATTTATAGAAAGATAGCCATGGATGTAACGTCCAAGGGCCTTCAACTATATCGTGTTTTAATGAACCGGGAGTTTTATGAGTATCTGGTTCATTTATGTCACCCCACATACCATACTCATCAAGAAATGGGATTATTGAAAAGTCTTTAAACATAAACATATCTTGATCTAAAAAAGCAAAATATTTAGGTTGTCGTTGTTTAATAATATTATTGTAAACATAATTTAATTTTGTTCCAAGAATAGATGATCCATTATAATCTTTCATACATAGACTTTCTGGAATACTTAATAATTCTATATCTTCACTTGTACATAATATTGATAACTTCTTGCTTAGATCAGGATATTCGCCACAATTTGAATCTAATATGATTATCTTAAACGGATCCTTACAAAACTTACGGATTGTTTTAATTTGATATTCGGCACAAAAAAGGTTTGCATGAATAAGCAAATAAAACTCAATCATTTATCATATTGCTTTAAAGAATTACATATGTTTTTGACGTCACGTAGTACTCAGTATCCGAATATCCGGTTAATTGTGTCATCAAGCAAGGAATGATGATGTACCACTTATCTCTTCGCTGTAACGGGTTCCAAACACTATCTAGCGCACCTCCTATACGTGGAGTGTATGATGATTCTAGCATTTCAATACTCTTGTTAAATATATCTAAGAGAGTTTGATAATAATGTTGATTTACCAAATAAGCAGTAGAACAATGACATTTGCCTAATTTATATGTATGTGTATCATACTCTACAGCAGTTCCACCTAACATAATAACATCAAACTCTTGAGAAGCAAGTTTTTCTAGAAGAGCTGTACCCGTTTCAAATTTATTCCAAACAGCATCATCTTCAACGATAAGACAATTTTTCCATCCAGAGGAAATAGCTAATTCCATTGCGGCAGCATGACTTTTTGAACATCCAAGATGGCCTCGCTGAGGTTCGTACACTGCATTCAATCTGTGTACTTTTTCTCCAAACGGAGCCAGGACTTTCTCAATGTGTTCCCTACGATCCTTACGATGCTCCAAGTTAATGTAAACTACGTGTTCAATATAGTCAAACATTATTAGATTTGTAGGGTTGAATGTATAAATTACTTACTTAAAGTAATCAATCTTTAAAAACTAAAATGGAACAGTTAACTTTATTTACTCCAACTCACCCGATTGAACGAATTGGAAAAAATAATGATGGTGGATATGTTGTATGTAATTTACCAGGTGAATATGATCTGTTTATTAGCGGAGGTGTATCCGATGATATCAGCTTTGAACAACACTTTTTGAATAAACATTCTAATCTAAAATGTTATGCTTTTGATGGAACGATTCACTCTCTCCCGGTATCCGATACTAGAATTACATTTGTAAAGAAAAATCTAGGAAAGGAGACAGCTGAAACAACAAACTTGAAATCATATATGGATGGGTTTAACGATATATTTATGAAAATTGACATTGAAGGTCACGAGTTTAGATTATTTCCTGAATTAGAGAGTCATATGACAAAAATCAAACAACTGGTAGTTGAAATTCATAGTCCCGGTGATATTAAATTGCATCCAACATATTTTAAAGGTCTCCACGATATTGATCACCAGTTTATGTTCAGCATGTTTTCTATGATAAATAAAACACATACACTAGTACACGTCCATGCAAATAATGGATGTGAAAGTCATGTATACGATGGTATTGAACTTCCAAATGTATTCGAATGTACATTCATTAGAAATGAATATGTGACAGAAAAAAACGCTAACAAAACACCACTTCCACTAACTATTGATATGTGTAATATTCCAAGTAAGCGCGATTATTCTATTAATTCTTTTCCTTTTGTTAACTAATGATAATTGTAAGTGGTTATTATACAATTCCAAGTAAAAAACCAAAAGAATTTTATTATGAGCACATTCAGAGATTTTTTCGAAAATTGAGCTGGCAGAAAATTATCTTTTTTACCGATCAAGAGAATTATGATTCATTAAAAGTATTTGCAGGACCAAATGTTCGGTTTGTCTTACAAGATTTCAATGATCTACCTGTCTTCCAAGATTTTTCTGAAGAGTTTTGGAAAGAACAAATGAAATCAAATCCTGAACAATATCATACATGGCAACTAGGAGCTTTATGGGCATCTAAATCTTATTTTGTTCGCAGAGCATCTGAACTAGTAAATGATGACTGGCTTATTTGGGTAGATGCAGGATGTGTGCGAACAGAAGAATGGAACTTAAATAAATTTACACGCCGTAATACATTTTCTGAACCCGGAGTATACGTACAACTCTTAACCCAGTTACCATCTAAAAAATTTTTCGAATTTCCTGATGTATTTATAGCGGGTTCTCATATTTTGTTTCATAGATCAAAAATTGATTTCTATATAGAATCATATAAAGAAAATATTAATAAATATATTCAAAATAAAAAATGTATTATTAATGATCAATATGTTATAGCTTCAATGTGTAAAGATTCTTCATTTTTGAAGACAGTACCTTACAATATTTCATGTCCAGATAGATGGTTTTTCTTTTTTAGTATTATATAAATGTATAATATTTCCATTTGCGCAGTGTTTAAGAATGAATCTCATATTTTAGATGAATGGTTACAGCATTATATAGTAAGAGGAGTTGATCATTTTTATTTAGTAAATGATGATAGTTCAGATAACTTTATGGATGTATTAAACAATTATAGTGATAAGGTAACTCTTTTTCATAATGATATTCTGACAAAAAATGTAGGAAGACAAATATTAATTTATGAAAAATATTTTAGACATATTTTAAGTAGCTCGAAATGGATCGGAATTATAGATTTAGATGAGTTTTTATATAGTCCTTTAAATATACCTTTAAATACAATCCTAACCAAATATGATTGTTATTCACAAATACAAATAGACTGGTTGCAATTTGGTAGCAATGGACATATACGACAGCCTTCATCAGTTGTTTCTGGGTTTACTAAACGAGCTGTATTTGATACGTCAAAAACATATTATTCATATAAATGCCTTTTTAAAGGCAACTCATTACTCAGCTTTAATGTTCACAAAAATGAAGTTACAGGTGATACTATTCATTTAAAGTATGATGAATCGGTAGATCTTGTTATTAATCATTATTCAGTTCAATCCCTTGATTTTTTTATGAAAGTAAAATCAACTAGAGGAGATGTTAATAATTGGTTTGATCATCAAAAATTATTACGTAATAAAGAATATTTTGATAGATATGATACTAACCATGTAGAAGATTTAAAACTTTTAAATCAGATTAAATATACTCCAAAATTAAAAGACGGAGTAACTTTAGTAATTACATCTTGCAATAGACCTGGACTACTTGATAAAACTCTTCAGTCTTTTCTACAAAAAAATACGTATCCTATTTATGAAACTATACTTCTAGATGATTCAGGAGTTATAAGTTGTAATGATTCTGTGGTAGAGAAATATAAACAACTTAATATAACTAATCTATATAATAAGCAAAATCTAGGACAAACTGAAAGCATTGATAAGCTGTATTCTTATGTACAAACAAAATATATCTTTCACTGCGAAGAAGATTGGGAATTTTTACAGCCAAACTTTATTGAAAAATCTATAAAAGTATTTAATGATAATCCTGAAGAAAAGATCTATACAGTTTGGTTACGCCCTCATAATAGTACATCGGGACATCCTATTATAAAAGATAATCTTGGCAGAGGTTACTATGAAATGAAACGAGATTTTTCATATATAGATAAAGGTATTAAGTATACGTGGGGAGGTATAACGTTTAATCCTGGTCTTCGCAAAACGTTAGATTGTTTGAAGTTTCATCCATATGCGACAACATGTGAAAAGATGGAGAAAAATGGTAAAGAATATATTGGGGAATATACAATCAATAAAAAGTATGTAGAACAAGGCTATTACGCGATGATTTTAGATGATCCAGTAGGTCATGTTGATCATATTGGATGGAATCACCATATAAAACGTTTTTGGGATTAATCTTTATAATCTTTAACAAACAATGTCGCAAATGGATTAGCTTTTAGAAATCCCAATAAATCATCAACAATTACACCCTGATCTTTATCACTATAAATGATACACTTACTAAATAATTTGGGTAAACTATCAATATTTTTATTGGTCCACCAATCAATATGAAAGCTTAAAAGAAATGGGATTTTATTGTCTGTACAATAATGTACAACCTCATCAATTACAAACTCTTCTCCACCTTCTATATCTATTTTGATAAGTCCTATGTCAAGAGGATCTATATCGGATACCAACTCTGAAAGAACAATAGTATGGATGTAGTAATCGTCTTGTTTCGTTTGTTTAAACTTTATTTGGCTCATAGATTCATTTAACTCACATTTTCTAAAGTTATTAGAGCCAAATAAGAGTTGAGTTTTTTTATTAAAAAATGCATTATGTTTTATCGTAAAATTTGAACATTCTGATAGATTTAAATTATCTTCCAATGATTTTACAGATAATTTATCTGCTTCTACACAAATAACATGTTTAAAATGTTTGCATAGCCATATTGGTGTCATACCAATAAATGCACCAATGTCTAAACAGATCTTATCCTTATTTGCTACCCTTTTAAAACAAGCAAATGTTTCTGATTCCCAAGTAGCAAAACTAGCAATAAACCATTCTCTAAATTTATTAGTTTCACAAAGATCTTTAAACTTAAATAGAACACCTTCTTTCTCAAAGCTATCAATCATTTATAATAATAATACGTTATTTCTCCCAGGGGTTTGCATAAAGCATTCCTGAAATAAATCAGGACGCTGATATAAACATATTGTTAATATAGTTTCATCAAGTCCAAGTAATTTTTCACTTAAAGATTTATATATGATATCATCATAGAGTTTAAAAATTTCATCTAATTGTTCAACTGAACCTCCAAAAAATGGCCCTTTTACAATTCGATCTACGAATGAAACATTGCAATATTTATTCATACCCGTTCTAAGAAATCCATGAATTTCAGTATTATCAATATATCGTTGAGTCATTACCAAAAATTTAGAATACTTATCAAGTCTTGACTCAAAAGTTTTTAATACACTGATGTCATGTTCGCGTGTCATTCCACAATCTACCCAAAAAAACTTAGAAGATTTATGGGGATTGAGAATTGATGCTTCGCGAATACAATGTAGCTTATTCAGCTGTATTGGAATATAATGCTGTAGTTTTGCTTGGGGACTACTTTTTAACCAATGTGCTGTAGGTTGGTCATACCATTCTGGTGAAGTCCGAATATTTTCAATAGTTTGAAGGTAGGGCATTTTTGTAGAAAAATCAGAAAGTGGACTATACACAAATACACAATTTGAATACTTATCACACGTTTCTTTTATATTCAAGTCTCCAAATACTACAAATTTTAATCCAGTTGATAGTAATTCATTAAGCTGTTTTAGGTAGACATCGAATCCTCGCTTCCACGCATAATTGTTAGAGGTATTATCTAAATCTCCTCGTCTTATATCCCAAGCCGCAGTTACAAAAGTGTTCATTTATGATTATCTTTTTTAAATTTACTCAAATACTAGACGAGGAACAATATGCATAGCCTCCAATTCTTGTGTCCACAATTTCATTGCATAAGGAATTGTTTTTTGTTCGAATTCGGTGCGTACACCACACGTTCCGCATTCGTACAATGAAGCTTGTCGATTAACTACAGCCATCACTCCACAATTCTTACAGAATCCCGTACTAAAAGGATCCGAAACATCCATTAGGCGTTCCTTAGTAAACATGGCAGTACCATGTGACAACATACAATCACGTTCCATTTCTCCTACACGTAGACCACCATCACGTGCTCTACCTTCGCAAGGTTGACGAGTGAGAGAAACGATAGGACCTTTGGCACGAGAATTTCCCGTCCATACCGGCTTTCCATTTCTTCGTACATAAAACACATTTCCAGGAACTTCTAGACAATATACTTTTCCATTAAACGGAACCATGGTTTCACGTTGCCCATTCTGTTGCTTATGATGTCCGTGATTCATCATTGGATTGTTTTTATGTTGAATGATTGCCATCAACCATAGATTCTGTGTAGTAAACCCAGAATGATTGCCAATTGTATAAGGTGTTCCTGCTGGAGTATGAAGACGCTTATTTGCTGACCACCCAGCATGCAGACAAAGGCGTTGAATATCATTAGCTAGACGATCGGATGAAGTTGAGTATAACATTGTATTTCCATTGCTTCCAGTATGACCATCACTTAACATTAATCCTTCAATTAGAGTTCTACATTGTAACTGATTGAGTTCCCAGACCCAGTCCGGAAGATACTTATTTGTTGCTCCAACACTAAAAGGTCTCATGTAATTTCTCAATTGTCTATTGGAAATATCAAGTTTACAAGAATCTGGGTAAAAGTTGTAAGCAAAATTTAGTTTTGGAAGACATACATCGAGTGTTTGTTTTAGCCTATCTTTATTTGCTGCAAAGGACACTTTTGTAGTAGTACACCAACCGTCACCAATCCACATTCCAAAGAATTTCAACCACGATGTCATGTCTACAGAAACTGCAGGAAAATCTTCAAACGCAGGAAGAATAAACTGATAAGCTGTTGTATCCCATTCTCCATTTTTCTGGTATTTAACAGTTTTTCCAATAATATCTTGAGCTTCATGAAATCCATATGTCCATTCACGTTTACGTCCGTATGATTTAGCTACCCACATGCGATGATTAGGTGTAACTTTTAAGTCAACTTGTTGAGAATGAACTTCATACATTTCACCTTCATAATCGTATTCGAATGTTTGAATAGGGGTTGCATAGATAACTTTTCCTTCTTGAAGAGTTGCTACTTTATCTTCCAATGTAACTTCGTTAATTGGTTTCCATCCACTCGTGGTTAGAACATCGTGATCATCTGTCATACAATGTTTTTTGTCAGCAACCATATGTTTCAATCTCTGATAGAATGTAGGTCCCATAAAGATTTCTGCTTGCATTAGCTCTCCAGTCTGACCATTGTACAACAATTCATTGCCGTAAGAATGCATACCTAGTTTGAGCATATGTTCACGCAAATCTTCAATTTTCAGATGGGAATAAGGAGTTCCATCACCTAAGTTCCCTGTTTCCGTACAAACCTTGCCAAACATTGTTTCCATTAATTGAGCAATTGTCATACGAGAAGGTACAGCGTGAGGATTCATGATGATGTCAGGTCTCAATCCTGAAGCTGTAAACGGCATATCTTCTTCATTCAGAATAATTCCGCATGTACCTTTTTGTCCATGTCGGGAACTAACTTTGTCCCCAATTTCAGGAACACGTTCAGATACACAACGAACTTTAATGAATGGATATCCTTCAGAATTTTTGTCTTGCCAGACTCCATCTACACGAGCAGTTTCAGAACCTTTGTAGACTGTTGAAGAATCACGATACTTGTATCCATGTGGATCATGTTTCAAGTTCGTAACTTTTCCGATCAGAATATCATTTTCTTTAATGTATGCATGTTGTTTTGGCATACCAGATTCTTGTACAGCTTCATATGAAGAACTTTTGAATCCTTTTGTAGTTTCACGTTGCGGTCTAGAAAACTTCTCTTCTTTTCCGGAAGCTAGATTACGATGTTCTTCGTCTTTATAAATCGTATAATACAATGATCTGAACAGGCCTCTGTCCAAAGCACCTTTGTTCAAGATTACAGAATCTTCTTGGTTATACCCAGAATAGATACCGATAGCTACAATAGCATTATAACCAAACGGCATTTGTTCAGTTCCCAAGACACTCATCATCCGTGTCTCAACAAATGGACGCATCGGATTACACAAAATATAACCATTCTTATCTAGTCGTTTTGCGTAGTTCTTTGCATACAATCCCATAGCTTGTTTGCCCATAGCAGATTGATATGTGTTTCTGGGAGATTGGTTATGATCAGACATTGGAATTGTTGATGCCATATGACCCAAGATAAGCGTCGGATGAATTTCGCAATGAGTATGTTCAAGACCGAGTTCACGAGGAAACATTGCTACACGAATCGTATCAGATTCTGCCGCATCAACATATTCAATATTTGATTGAATCCATGCATTCCAATCTTTCTTTTCAGGAGGAGGCATAATCTGTCCTTGCTGTACACGAAATAGAGGACGAACAATACGTCCACCATCAGTTTCAATAGCAAATTCAGAATCCAAAATATTCCATACAATATTTGAATGAGGATGTAGAACGAATGTTCTCTTTGCTTCTTTGAGATAGTCGTATAGACTTTTAGGATCTTTTGTGTATCCTAGGATCACACCGTTTAGTGAAACGGGAATACCTTCATAAGGTTTTGAAGACGTAATCCATTCTAGTCGTTCTCTGAGATGATCCATAATAACTAGAGAAGGTGTATGTTGAGATACTGAAGTCAACATAGATAAAGATTTCACAATGCCTACTGAATGACCTTCTGGAGTTTCTACAGGACATACAAATCCAAATGATGTTCCATGAAGTTTTCGTGGAGCCAGAAGTTTTCCCGATTTTTCAACCGGAGTTTGAATCCTGCGAAGATGACTTAGAGTTGCTAGATAGGAAATTCTGTTGAGAACTTGTGAAACACCCATTTTTGTAGCAGTAGATCCAGTTCCAACACCTTGTACAGTAAAATTACCAGTAGCCAAAGCTTGTTTCAACTTTCCTTCAATAGTAGAAACTTTCAGAATCTTGTACAGATTATTTAAGTTCAGCACTTCAATTGGTCGTGGAGTTCCTTTTTTCCATGAATCATTATTGATTTCATGTACAAATTTACCGCGAATATCTTTACATACTTTTTGGAAAAGTTGACGGAACAAATGGGTTAACAAAGCACCAGTAGAAACTACACGTTTATTAGGATACGAATCTCTGTCATCTAGTGTAATTTTTCCTTGATTGGTTAGCATCAGTCTACGAATCATTGCTGAAATCAGAATAGCTTTTCTTGCTTCCAATACTTTCTGAGATGATTGATCTCCAGCCAGGCGAACATGAGGAAGCAGTTCTGTCTCCAATAGTTGACGAACGTATTCTTTCTTATCTTCTTGAGGTGTACTGTATTGCAGATGATGGCTCAGGTATTCTAGAGCATCATCACGAGTATAAACTTTGATATCGGCGCATTCAGAGAAAGAAGCCATCAGAGTATCGTATTGATCATGAGATCCCCAAACAAGTCGAGCAATTTCATAATCAGTTTCAATTCCCAGAGCACGAAATAGTACCATCAATGGCAAGTCTTCACGAAATCGTGGTAGACAAGCGTGTAGTGGATATCCGTACCCGTTAAATTTGGTTGAGAGTCTGATCTCCAATTTTTTAGGAGGCATTGTAAAGGATTCATGTAAAGATTTGAATTCTACAGAATAGTTATATTTGGTTGCAGTTTTCTTGCCTGTGAATACCATGATACGATTATCAGCTACCTTTTCTTGAGATAGAATTGTACGTTCAGAACCATGAATGATAAAGTAACCAAACGGATCTTGTGAACATTCGCCTAGTTCTTCAGGAGACAGGGGATAATCTTTCATGATACATAGTGAAGATCCCAGCATTACCGGAATCTTACCTAGTGAAATTCCTTCAAAGACTCGTACAGATTCTTCGAACAAACTTAGGTTGTGACCATGATAAGTTCTAGTCATAAATCTGACATCAACAAACATCTGAGATGCATAAGTAAAATTGCGCATTCTGGCTTCTTGAGGAAACATAGGTTTCACGCGTCCAGTAGCTTCCTGAATACGAGGTTTCATATAAGTTACGTTCTCAAACGAGAGACGGAACTCATACTTATATTTCTTTGATTCAGGATCTTGTTCGTGCCATACCACAATAGGATTGGTAGAACATACGATCAATGGAATCTTATTGCGAATAAAATCTTCAAAGGATTCGATTTGATGTTCCACGAGTTTACGTGGACCATTGCGAAAGAAACTTGAAATTGCTTCCCAGTCCATAGTATTGTACCAGATTAATCCCTAAATTGTTTCTCATCCGTTTTTAATAAATGGAGAAGAAGATCGTGATCACAAAAATGGACGGTCCTCTACATCGTGAAAAAACTCCTAAAAAAAGTATCTTGAAAAAAACGTCTAAGATCAAACCTGTTGCTGATCCAGCAAAAAGTCCACCAGTGAAAAGTATGCGTAGACATACTATTCGCATGTTGACATCTAAAGGAATGCGTCGTCACCGAAAAACAACCAAACACAAGATTTCTAAAATGAAACCTGCTGAAATTACAAGGATTTTTTCTGAGCAGACAGACATCAAATTGAAACCTGAAACTCCTGCTCACATTTCCAAAAAACTTTTAGATAACGCTGTTTCTGCTGGTTTTGTTTCTTTACCATAATTAATGACGGCTTTATGGGGGCCATTAGGTTGGATGGCGTTACATTCTGCAAGTATAAATTATCCAGATAATCCTTCACAAATTGAAAAACAAATCTGTTCGAGATTTCTGGACATGTTTACAGAAACTATAACTTGTCATATTTGTAAGAGTCATTTTTCGCGTATGGTACAAACCTACAAGGTTACACATCCTGAATACTTAAATTCAAAACAAGATTTCTTTTTGTTTACGGTTCGTGCGCATAATACAGTTAACAAGAGACTGGAAAAACCTACTGTAAAATCAGTAGCTGAAGCTCTGAAAACGTTACAACAAGCTACTAGTGTAACCAGTCCTGCAGAATATCGTCAGAAATACATAGAGTATTTGAAACGTGTATGGGGATCTGATAGAAGTGCTAACGGATTATTTGCGGGTCAAAAAATTCGTGAACTTGAAAAAATTAATAATGAATATTTGAATCAACGTGAAACTTCATATGTACAATTCTTTTATGAAGCAGATGTTCTCGAATATATTTCGGAAGCTGGTGTGAGAAAGACAGCATCTGGATTTGCTCCTTTGATAGGTGGACAACCAAAGGTAGGGTTTGCAGGAGGCCGATTAAAATTACGGCGTTAGAATAAATGCACGTAATTACTCCGTTTCTTCTTGTGGGAGCTGGAGTATGTTTGTACTTAGTTGCGATCTACGCTAAATACATTACATCCGAAGAAGATGTTCTGGGAGATAAAGGCGATATTCTGTCTAAATATTTTAGTGCCAAACGTTACCAGAAAGCAGGAGATCCTCAAGCTCCGATTACTTCTTGGGGTCCTATCCATCAAGGATTGGCAGCAATAACATTTTTGTATCTTGCTGTAGCTCTTGAAATGAATATGTTACCACGTGTGATGAAATGGATGAAGATTGTATTTTTACTCTATTTGGCTGGAGCTCTATTCTTTGAATATCA